ATTTGCGGCCTAGTTCGTCGGCCTGCTTTGCAGAAAGGCCCGCAGGGAGAAGCTTGGCTTTTCGAACGCGGCCACCTTCGATGACGCGTTCGAACGTCCAGCGGTAGCGTCGGCGGCCGGCTTTCGTAATGGTTTCGATTGGCATGATGCTAGAAATTCATAGAGCGAGTCGAGGTCATACACGTGGGTTTTGTGACCGAGCTTGTAGCGCTTGATGACCTCGCCGGCACGGTCAAGCCGACTGATCGCATGCCGCGGCACGCCAAGGATCTCGGCCGCCTCCTGCGCGCTTACGCGCTTTCCTTTGGCGATGTCCACTTAATTCCCCAGTCAAGTCGCGTAAGTGCTATTACCCGTTGCGCAGCAGCTTCCATCTACGATCGCCGCCCGGTCAGTTGGTTGATGACCATGCTGGCGCTGGTGTCGATTCCCTTCTCGCCGCAATAGCGCATCAGGCCCATCACGTAACCGTCAATGTTTTCACCCATCTTTGCGCAATGCGAAATCATGGTCATGGCCAAGCCGCACGTGGGCTGAAGCATTCGGGTTGTGCCGCGCTCGCCCGGGTCATATTCGACGGTAGCCACTATCGACATGCCGCGCGCTTTTGCCTTCTCGGATAGAGCGAGCAACGCCGGTGCGATCTCGTCGTCATAGAATTTTTCGTTTTCGGTCATAGTTTCACCGTCTGGTATTCCGTCGTCACTGTGACGTCGGTGGAGTGGTGGCGCTGCAGGATGATCTGGATGCCGTGGCCGACATGCATCGGCTGACCCTTCCCGTTGGCCTCGTTCAGGCGCCCGCAATAAAACGATGAGCCGAGGTTCGCAATAAACTCCGCGACGAACTCCGGGTTTCGCTTCAGCTCGTGCAGGAGGTCGTGATTGATCTCGATCAAGGTTCGGGTGCTCATCACTGCGCTCCTTCGTGCTTCCATGGCTGGTTATATCGACGCACCGAATAGTCGGGCAACGTAATTGCGTCGCCAGCTTCGAAAATCCCGCTTCGCTCGCATTCGCGCGAACACCACTTGTTCATCTCGCGCGGTCCTGACGGCTTACCCCACCCGCCTTCCTGTGTACCGGGGTTAGCGGGCGCCTCCTCGAGTTCTGAATCGGCGAGAAACGCATAGTCGTCAGGCTCATTCGGATCAAACTCGATCTTCGGCCGGTTGTTTATGCCCCATGCTTTGTTGCACTTGCCGTCGCAGGCCAGAGTGACGTGGTTACCGAACCACAGGATTTGTTTAGCGTGAACGCTCACGTCTTCACCTCAGCTTGCGCAATAGCAGCGCGACCAGAATCAGTTTTGGGTAGGGCGCCGGCTGCGATGCGAATCGACTTCAGCAGCACAACGGCGCGAGAATGAAAGTCAGCCTTCGTCTCATAGGTGCGCTTGAGCGATGCCTTATAGACTGCAGGCAGATTGGCTTTGTTGTTTTCCGCGAGGTTGCCCCAGCGCTCCTGCTGCTCGCGGTGCCAGAGATAGAGTTGGTCGAGCGTCATTCGCCGTCTCCGCTTGCTGGCTGCGCGGCGGTCAGAAATGCTTGCAAGATTGGAACGCGATGCGTCCAGCCCAAAACATGCAGACCAGCGATTGCTGATTTGAATGCCTCGCGCTGCTCATCCGTCAGCGCCATCTGTGTCTGTGCTGGCGGGGCGACACGTTGACACGTGCACGAATCATTGCCATCCCACATTCCGCAGCTCGGCGCATAGCAGCGATCCGGTTGTGCTGGCTCCGATAAATATTCGCCGCGACGGATGCTTTCAATCACTTCACCGGCTCTTGCGATCCGCGCCGCTTCTTTCTCGGGCGTCACTTCGTATTCGTAATGCCGTTGCGCTGCGCCGATGACCGTGGACCACTTCACGCCGACACCAAAGCGGCCGCCTCCGACTTTCGCGGGCTTATCTAGTACCGGCTCCGCTTGCGCCGCCTTTCCGGCAGTGAGTGCTGCGCGTTCAAGGCGTCGCTCTAAAATGTCGCGCAGGTACTCGACACCTATACAGAGCGTGTCCACATGATTGATGTCGCCGGGCTCTGATTCGCATACGTCGCGAATTATCAGATTGACCGTGGTAGCCACCGGCTCGGCAGTGCGCGCGGCGTGGGCTTGCCAGCCCTTGTAAGCGGACGCCTTGTCGCCAACATAAACCTTGCGCTGCGGATCGGCGTGCCACAACTCAAACGCTTCCCGCTCCCCTACCGCCCCATTGGCGGCGTCCTCACCGATAGGCGAAGTGTGATTTGTCGTGGTCATTTGCCGTTCTTTGCACGGGTGGCGAACACTTCGCCTTCGATGGGTGGCGACGGTTCCTCGAATGCAGTAGCGATGCCCTGCAAAACAGCCTTAGCGATTCGGCCGTCCTCGATCATCGTGCAGTCGTCGTCGCGTTCGCTGAACAGCCAGTTTTGTGGTTCGCCGCTGACGGTATCGAACTGCTGATGGTCATCATCGATGTTGTAGTGATGGCCATTCGCATAGAAGCGCAAAGCGTCTAAAACGGGTTGTGGCAGCGTCACCGCCTCGTCTGCTTGCTCGGCGCCACCGCAGGGTTGCGCGGGAGCGGCGTAATACCGCGCAGGCTCCAGACCGATGGCTTCACGCAGACTATCGACCCTGGCAGGGTCATCAGTCCACGCACGAATGAACCGATTGTCATTGCTGCCTGCAAGCCAGAGATACAGATCGGCCGCAACCATTTTGCGTTCATCCGCAATATGGTCTGCCTGCACTTCGGATGTATGGGCTGGATTCGGTAAGAACACGCGCACCTGTCGCAGCAAATCGCCCGCTGCGATCGTCACGCGCTTGTTGAGCGCAGCAGCCTCTAAGATCGGCTCGGCAATCTCAAGAAGCCGGGTCGCCCGCAATTCACGGTTGCTCGGCACTACATCTGTACTAGTGGTCATGGTCTATCCTTTGGATGATTGGTGGCTTAGGCGACGTCAGCCAAGCCAGCCTGTTCGAGTTTTGCCCGTCTCAGGACGCTTCCCAGAGCATCCAGCGGACTGAGATCCACACCAAATCCGAAGATCGCGGACCCGTGACTTGCGGCCTCCTGTCGGCGGTTTTCGCGAAGCACGCCGAACTTGAGGCGCCCCTTGACGAAAAGGACTGTCGTGCATGTCGCCATGGCTCGCTGAAACGTCCGCGTGTCGGGGTGCGCCGGAATCAGCAGCACGACAGGAATGTGAGCGCCGACCCTGATGCAACGATCAACCCAACGATCCCGAGCTTCGCCATAGGGCGGATTGCAGAACACTGAATGTGCATCCCAAGGAAGGGTGCAGCCGTCGTGCGGCAAGCAATAGAACTGATCTGCGCGCGTCGGGTTGTCGGGTTCTGTGCACGGGTCAAGGCCGATTCCACCCAATAGACCGCGGATCGGCTCGAGCACGTAGCCCGGTGTCAGCATCGCTTGCCGTGCATGATGGTCAGGTCGACGACGTTTGCTGCTGTCGAATCGGTGCGAGGCGTCGCTCATCTCTTGTTCTCTCTATGCCGGGTTGCGTGGTGATTCGGCGGTCATTTCGTGGTATCCCTTGAACCCATGAAATCTCCATTCAGTTTGATCCCATAGATATATACGGCCGGGAGCATTGGAGTGGGTAAGTAGCAGCCCTTCGCGGGTTGCCCACTCTTCGAATAGGGATTGGATGGGGTCCACCGCCGCTTAGGCCTCGATCAGTTCGAACAGACGGCCCGGATGCAGGCCGACCAGCATCCCGCAGGCGTCGTCCTCGTATTCCGGCAGCACGGTCGCATCCATGTCCGAATAGACGGTCTTTCCGTTCGGCAGCAGCCATTCGAGGCGGGATTCGCCGTTCGGCCCGGCGCCGCGACACAGACGCGTGCATTCGCCCGGGATCACGTCATCAGCGCGACGCGAGTACAGCGGCACGTTCGCCTTGACATAGTCGAGCTCGATCTTGTCGGCGGCACGCATATCACCGCGTTTGGCTGCGCGGCTCGCGCGCTTGCTTGCAATCTGAAGAATCAGGTTCATGGTGAATCTCCGTTACACGATGAGCGGCGAGACGACGCCCCGCCAGTTTCCGTTTTGGACGAGGAACGCACGGGGCTTCGCGGCATCCCAGTAGAAGGTGACCTTTTCCGCCGGCGCGCGCGTCAGGATCTGGGCGAGCTGGTCGCCGCGAAAGGTGAAGCTGAAATCCGCGTCGCCGACGACGTCGAACACGTCGAGATCGATGTTTGCGCCGTCTTCCGAATTCATGACCTCAAGGGCGCACTCCGTGCCCTCGGTGGTGAACCGGACTGCGCCGACCTTATCGCCATAGAACCGGTGCATCGACACGGCCTCGCGGAGCGGCGCGGCGTCGAACGAAACCGCGTTTTTCAGTGCGGGGAGCGTGCGGCGCCAGTCGACTACCTTCGCCGCCATTGGCTTCAGGATCAGTTCCGCACCATCGTTAAACGCCGTGACATGCGAACTGGCGACGACAAGCCGCTTCGGGTCCATCTCGATCAGCAACTCGGCCGCATGGGCGTGCAGGAGAACCCCAAAGGCCGGTGCCGACGTGGTGATCTGGGCAGTTGCCAGAATGTTTCCGTTGGTGGCCGTCGCCGTGAGTTGTTTGCCATCCGACTCGAGCATGACGCCGCGGCAGAATTCGCGGATGTCTTTGGTGTCTGCGGCGAACGCGACGCTCGACACGAGGCCGGAAAGGCCGACCACGTCGATGTCGGCAATCGGACTGCCTTCGGTCGTCACGAGCGGGAAGTCTTCTCCCTGGAATACAGGCACCGTGACCTTGTACGTCCCCGTCGAGAGTTTGATGCGGCCGTTCTTCTGCACATCAATATCAACGTACTCACTGGCGACGCCGAGCGCGGGCGCCAGGCGGTCGGCAGGAACGCAGACGTCCAGCGTCTTGTTGGCGTCGCCGAGCCGTTCCTCGCGGTATGTGGCCTGCCCATACTCGCACGCAGCGATCATTTCGAAGGATTCGCCATCAACGCGAATCCGCACGCACTGGCGCACGGCCAGCACGGAGCGGCGGTCGACTGAAGGGCCGACGCGCTTCAATCCCTCTTTCAGCGATGACGATTTAACGGAGATCATGATATTTGTCGAAAAAGAGTGGGCCAGTACTGCACCCACAAAGCCGCGACTTGGGGAAGTCGCAGGAGCGTTTTATGCGCGGATGAACTTTCGGTTGTCGTCGAGGCGATATGCGACGTTTGGTTCGACCCCGTCTTCGCCGACATAACCAATGGCCGTGCGGTAACGATCGGCCGGTTCGTCCCAGTAGCGGATGCGAATTTCGCCTCTGTCGCCCGCCGTGGCCGTGCCGCTGTCGCCCGCCGTGGCCGTGCCGCTGTCGCCCGCCGTGGCCGTGCCTCTGTCGCCCGCCGTGGCCGTGCCTCTGTAGCCCGCCGTGGCCGTGCCTCTGTAGCCCGCCGTGGCCGTGCCCAACGCCCCGACAGTGACAGATTGGTTATCGCCGACCGTCAGGGCTGATCCGATAACAGCCACATTCCGCGCCCGGGGTTCGTGTTCGAGCAAATAGGTCGTCGCTTCGAGTCTGGTGCCGATGCAAACTACCTTGCCGCGCGGAAATTTGCATTTCCCGCCGAGCATGATGATGTCGTCGGAGTCGACCTCGACGACGAGCCATTTGGCCGTCTCGCCGAGATAGTTGCTGCTGCTATGGTCGCCTTGACCAAACAGCCAGCCGTGCAGGCCAGCACCGCATTCACTCGTTGCGGCCCAGTCGGTCGCTTCGGCGATTTCACCAACCGCCGGCCAGACAAAACCATTCTTGGACGACATGTCAGCCGCGCAAGTGCGCAGAACAAGCGACGTATTTTTCTTTTCCATTACGCTCTCAATTGTCAAAAGTTTGATTAATCACCGACGCGCGGATAGGGCGCATCCGATTCGTGTTCAAAAGCCTGGTCGTGCGCCTTCGCTGCACGATTCAGCCCTCCGGCAATTACGCCGACGGCCGCGCCCACATAGAACGCAGCAAGGAGTGCTAAATAGAGTTTCATGTTTGCATCCTTCAGGTGAGCTTTTACGGGATCAGGTATTGCGCATCGAGGCGCGGACTTGCTCGGTATCAGCGTCGTCCCATTTCTGGGCAATACCCAAAATCACGACGATTGCGATGAAAGCAGCAACCATGCGCAGGCAGAATTTCAGGTCGCGCATCACAGCACCTCCAGGCCAGATTCTCGAAACTCATTCGCCGAGTTCCACGCTTCAGCATGCGGCCAGGTGATTCCGAGAAGGTCTCGATCCCACTCGACCAGATTGCCGAAGTCATCCGTAAGCGCGAACGCCGTAACGAATGCTTCGATGGGAGCGCCATAGTGGATTGTCAGCATCACGCACCCGCACCAACGGCGAGACTGGCATACAGAAGGGCACCAATCGCAGCCGCAGCACCCACGCAAGCAAAGAACGTTGCGGCAGCGCCCAGGACCTTCGGAACCGCTGCCAAGAGGTCGTTATCAGCGTGAGCGCGGATCACTTCATGCCTCGCGTGAAATGCTCGAGCTCGTCGCGCGTACGCGTTTGCTCGGTGTGTTGCGGTTGATTTGCTTGCATGTCGGCCACCTCAGCGGTAGTTGTAGTGCCAATCGTCGCCGTCGATATAAACGGTGCTGCCGACGCGAGCACTGACTTCGTTGAACTTATTCGTAACCGCGTCACCGAGATCTACGCCGCATTGCATAGCGAGGATGCTGAGGTAGGTCACGATGTCTGCGAATTCCTTGCCGAGCGACTCGCGCGCTTCATCCATCGAAAGATCGCCGCGACGAACCTTCTTCAGGACGTTCGCAGCTTCGCCAACTTCGCCGGTGACGGCCGTCATCCAATCATTCGGCGTCCAGTCAGAGCCATCCGGCTCGCTGTGGGACAACTCACCCTTGGCATTCCGGAACTGCGGGAGACGCGCCATATTTGCTGCCGCGAGCGTGTCGAACGAAAGACCATTGTGAAAACTCATCTCAGCATCTCCGAAAATGTGGGCCGGCCTCCCACCGGCTTGGAACCACCCTCAGAACAGAGGACTCTTTAGAATCCGCTCCACTCAGGGCACTTCTCGGTAAAGCGTTAAATCAGCACCACGGAATCTGGCTGTAATCGACGCTTCGCACGAAGATCGAATTCAGGTACTGATCGAAGTGCATTGCAAACCGCACGAAGTGATTCGAGGTCCGCGTGCGGTATGTCCGGAAACCGTAGTCGCTGTAGAACATTTGAGTCTCCATTGGGCCGCCGGAGCGGCCCTTGGCGATCAGTGGACTTCCGTATATTCCGGGTGGCGTTTTGCCACTCTGGCGGCCGCTTCGTCGCGCGTTGCGCCTTCCTCTCGAGTGCTGCTGAGGTAGGTTCCGTGTGCGGCCGTCGCCGGAACGCGGTAAAAAATTTCGAAGCTCTTCATCTCGGTCCCCTTGATGGGTTAGTGCATGAGATGGATCATATGCCAGTAAAACTGGTAATGCAAGAAAAACTAGTGGGCGAGATCAAAAAAAGATCGGCGCGGACCGATCGTCTTTGAATCGAAAGTTTGGCTCAAATGTTCGAAACCGAACATCGATGCCTATGGCATCGCTCCAGCGTTTTCAGGGATCTTGTATCCGTCGGGAGGGATGCTTGGCAGATTTGGGGAGCGCCGCGCTGCGGGGTCGATGAGCTGCTGCGTTGGGTCGTATTTATACCGTCGGCATTGTCCGCTCACATAGCCGGCCGCGACATACCGGACGTCGTTTATGCCGTCATGCTTAAAGCCGATTTGCATCACGTCGACCCAGCCCGAGGAAGTGGCAATCCTCCCGGACGAAAACAACTCCAACTTCCGGGGTTGCGCCGTCGATTCGCTGACAGTCGCGCACCACGACTCCTGCAATAGCTGCAGGTTGTATGAGGTTTTCATCCTCGTTTCGTTGAACCCGAACTCCTGATATGCAGCGGCTGCGTTTTTTGGGTCCTGACACATAACGACGGTCCGGGCCTTCAAATGGCACTCTGCTGCCGCTTGACCGGCACCAAATAGGATCAGGCACAGCGAGGCGGCGGCGCCGCAGAAATGGACGATCGCCATCTACATTCTCGTCTTGATCTTTCGAGCCGGCACAGGATGGGCGACGTAATACATCCAGGTGATTTCTTCTGGCTTGTATAGCAGGGAACCCGGCTCATTGTACGAAGCGAGCTGGATGCCTCCGCGGCGCGAAATGAGCTTCTTTATCATCGTTTCGCCGGTCGCAAGTCGCACCAGCACATCATCCTCAAGTTCGGGCTCGGTCCCGGGTTCGACGAATGCAAATTCGCCGGGGTTATAGCGCGGCACCATTGAAGTGCCGACTACAGGAATAAGAAACGCATGCGGATCGCTTGATGCGATCTCTGCATATTCATCAGTTGCGCCCACTGGGTAGTCCCCGTCGGTCCAGATTCTCTCAGGCAATCCGCCTTGTGCTCGACCCACTACGTATATGCGCCTGAACCTTGTAGCGCGTACCGAATATTGGAGGGGAATCGGCTGATTGGGAAGGGGTGTCGCGCCGGCGGCGCTCCCCGTCCCTGAAGTGTCCTCTCCAGCGGGCGCATGCAATCGGCCGAATAAGAGGTATTCCGGGGTTGTCTTCAAAGCATCGGCGACCGCTTTTAAACGCTCGCGCTTAGGGGCTGTCCCCCCTTCTTCTTTTTCCCATTGTTGGACCGTCTGCCACGCCTTGACCCCCACGAGAGCGGCGAGCGCCTCCATGGAAAGACCGAGAAGCTCCCGGCGTTCCTTTATTCGTTTATGGATGTTCATGCGCGGGATCGTATCCGCAAGGTTTTCTTGCGTCATTGCAGGATTTTCTTGTGCTACTGGATTTTCTAGCATAGAATCAGTGCTCATGAATACGACCAAACATACCCCCAAAAACGAGGCCTTGGAGCGCGCTATTGCGCACTTTGGTTCGTTGTCCGCTACGGCACGCGCGCTCGGACTGTCGGGCTATCAGGTTGTACAGCAATGGCGAGCATCCGGCCGCGTGCCGCCGCAGCATTGCACATTGCTGGCGGAATTGACCGGGGAGAGCCGGGATGAGCTGGTTGGCTGGGTTGCTGGCGACGTCGTCGAGCGCGCGAAGGCAAGCGACGATACCCAGCCGCCCGTTGGCGGAACGAATAAAGACAGAAAGCTCGCGAGGGCTTCCTTGGAGTAGGGGGTTAATTTCACAAATCATCATCTGAAAGGAGGTTTCCATGTCTCGCGCTGTATATCGAAATGAAGTGAAAACGCGCCTCGAAGACCCTGTGTATGAGGGTATGCAGGCCTTCAAGGCACTCAACGGCATCGACACTGATTCCGCCGCACTTGCACGCATCACGAAACTGTTTCTGTTTGGCACGGTTGGAACTTTGCCCTCAAATCTTGTTGGGGTCAGTGCAGTACCGTCCCGGACCGGGCGCGCGGTGGCTGCATGACAGAAAGCTTTACCAGCATGGTTGCGTCGCTCCCTGTACCCGAAGCAGGAGAACTGGCGAGCATCGCGGCAAAGCTGGGTATGTCGACTCAGAAATATCTCGGGTATCACGTCCTGAGAAGCGCTTACGGGCCTATGCACCCGGAAGTCGCAGCATTTGAATTTGCCCTGGCTGGGACAAGTAGGGACTGAGTAGTACCGGGGGTTCAATCTCAAACACAAGCAGCTTGACAGGTCAGGCCTCTTATGTTCGCGATTAGTTGTCCTTAACGCCGGCAGGCGTCAGGAGATCCCATGCCTAGTAATTCGCTCTGGACGAAAGATGTCGTCGCCCAGCGTGCCGCAGAGTATGTCCAGCTCGCGCTGGCTGTTCGGCGTGCGCGCTCGGAATACCGTGGTTCGTGTGCGCTATTCCGCGAACGCAATTGCCGTGGCAACTACGCCGCCAAGGGTGATCCGAAGTTCCGCCGGTCGACCCGCAAGACGTATTTGGCCTTGCAAGACGCGCTCGGCGCCCAGCGTAACGCGCAACGCCGCCTCGAGACCGCAGTGCGCAATTGCGCTTGCCTATCGGAGAAATTCTGATGGACAACCAGATCGAGATCGCGGGCGTGAGCATTCACGCTGACAACGCTGGGCGATTCAGCCTGAACGACTTTCATAAGGCTGCAGTTGCGGCAGGTCACGATTACAAAACCACCCAGGTCGAGCATTTCACCCGCAACGACTCCACTCAAGGGCTGGTCGAGGAACTCCGGAAAAATGGGGAATTAGAATTTGATCCCCTCGTATCGCGCGCCGGTCGGTACGGCGGTACATATGCATGCAAGGAACTGGTCTACGCCTACGCGATGTGGATCAGCCCGGCCTTCCAGGTGCGAGTCATTCGCGCCTACGATGCGCTCGCGACTGGCGCCCTTGATGCGGCTGTTCGCATTGCTCGCCGGCAAGCCGATCGGCAGGCTGCCCGCCTCGAGGCGCCGGCGCTGACCGATGCCGTGATCCACTCGCGCAAGGTCGCAGGTAAGGAAGTGGAGCATTACCACTTCGTCAACGAGTTCGACCTGATCAACCGCGTCGCGCTCGGCATGTCTGCCAAGCAATACCGCGCTGCGCATGGGCTCGGGCCTGACGATTCGATCCGCGACACGCTGACCGCCCTTGAAATCAAGTGCATCACCCATCTTCAACGCTACAACGCATCGCTTATCGACTTCGGCCTCCCGTTCGAAAAGCGCAAAACCGAACTTCACAAGCTTTATTGCTGCCAATACGCCGGCGCTCTGGCGTGCGAAGTCCAGCGTCTGGAGGCTTGATGACCAATCTCGAACTGCTCGCCCGCTATGAGGAAACGAACCGCCTCGTTGAGATGTTCCGCGGCGTCACGAAGGGTTGCAACCTGACGCCCGCCGAACAGGCCCGGCTGATCAGCGCCAAAACCTGCCTCTCCTGCGGCGCATATCAATCCATCGACGGCACTCTGCCGTGCGACCACTGAGGCATTCATGAGCCATCACCTCGTTAATCTCGCCTGGCAGAAGGATCTCGGCCATACGTCGAAGATCGTCCTGCTCGCGCTCGCTGACTTCGCTGTGCAGTCAACCGGCGAATGCAGTCCGTCGAATCGCGTGCTGTCGGCGAAATGCGGCCTGTCAGCGTCCGCCGTGCGCTCCCAGATCCATTCGCTGATCAAGGCCGGCCTCGTTGAGTACTCGATTCAACATGGTATCGGCTTCTATCGCGTCAAGCTGGGAGCTGCCGCATGAGCATCAAGAATATGCCGTGGTTTCGCATGTACATCGAAGCCGTGGATGATGAAAAGCTGCGCCTGCTCGCCTTCGAGGATCGCTGGCACTTTGTCGCGCTCCTGTGCTGCAAAGGGCAGGGCATCCTTGAGGAAGATGGCCCGCTGCTAATGCGCAAGGTTGCCGTGAAGCTCGGCATCGACGTGCGCACGCTTGAGGAGGTCGCTCGACGTTTGGCCGAGGTCGGTCTCGTCGACGCCAAGACGCTCCAGCCGATCGGGTGGGAAGACCGTCAGATGCAATCGGACTCAAGCGCCGGGCGCACTCGCGCGTATCGCGAGCGAATGAAACAAGAGCCAAACGTCACTGTGACGTCACAAGAACGTTCCGGTGACGGTGATGTGACGGCCCAAGATACAGATACAGATACAGATAAAGAAGAAGATAAAAACAAAGGCGAAAAAACGACGCGGACGCGCAAGCGCGCTGCTGATTCTTCGTCAACCGCTGGTGAATCAGACGACGCCAAGCCCTTGAACGCAACCGCTCTGGTGGCTGAAGGCGTAGACCGCAAGCATGCGCGCGACTGGCTGACGCTGCGCAAGGCGAAACGTCTGCCACTCACCCCCACCGCCTGGGATTCCGTAAAGGAAGAGGCTGCCGCATGCGGAATGACGCCTGCACAGGCCGTCAAGCATGCAGTCGAGTCGAACTGGGCGGGATTTAAAGCCAAGTGGATCGCGGCGGGGAGCGCTGGCGCCCACGCTTCTGCTGCGCCGAACAAGCAGGAGGCGCTTGAGGCCCGCAATCGTGAGGTCGCGGCGCGCGTCGCGGCAAAGTTTCAAGCCCAACAGGGAGCAGCGCAATGACCCCGAATGATCACGGCGCCTTCATCGCGCTGGTCGCCGACGTGCACGCGTTCTACCGTCGCGACTTCTCGGATTTCTCTGGCGGCGTCTGGTGGCAGGCGCTTCAGCAATACGACCTCGCTGCTGTATCGGATGCGCTCGGGCGCCATAGCGTCAACCCGGATTCAGGCCAGTTCATGCCGTTCCCCGCCGACATCGTAAAGATGCTGCAGGGTTCAACGCAGGATGCCGCGCTGGTTGCATGGGCGAAGGTTGACCGCGCGGTGCGTTCCTGTGGCACGTACAACAGCGTCGTGTTCGACGACGCCGTGATTCACCGGGTGATCATCGACATGGGCGGCTGGGTGCTGGTGGGCGGCAAGAATGAAGATGAATGGCCGTTCGTCGGCAAGGAGTTTGTGAATCGCTATCGAGGCTACCGGTCGCGTAGCGAGACGCCCGAATACCTGCCGGTTCTCGTCGGTATCGCCGAGGCGCAGAACAATCGCGCAGGGCTGCAAAGCCAACCGCCGGTGCTGATCGGAAATGCCGACCTGGCGAAACGCGTGATGCTCGCGGGTCATGACAAGCCGGCGCTCGGCTTCACGCGTATGACGCAAGCTGATGCGGCCGCGCGGCCGGTTCCGATGCTGGAGAGTGCATGACCAGCCGCTCAACCTCACTTCGATACCCAGAAGGGACAAAGACCGTCGGCACGGCGCGCGTGCGCGAAGACAAGACGGTTGGCCGCAGCTTTGCTGAACGAGAACTGATGCGCCGCACCGGCAATGCGCCGCATAGCACATTCGATGAGGTTGCAGACGGATTCGACGGCGCGACGGCCGGCCCCGTTTCGATTGCGAAGAGCGTCGAGACTTCCGCAAAGACCGCTGCGCAGATCGGCCAGCCGGCGCCGCTCGGGAAGGCTATCAAGCGCCTGACGAAGCCCGCAGGCCCGGCGAAGAAGCCTAAATACGGCAACCAGAAGTGCGAGAGCGGCGGCGTCAAGTTCGACAGCAAGCGGGAAATGATGCGCTGGCATGACCTTGTGATCATGCAGACGCGCGGCGAGATCAGCGAACTCGAGCTGCAAGTCCCGTTCGTGCTTGCGCCAGCGGTTGTGATCGACGGACGCAAGCGACCCGCGCTCCGTTATGTCGCTGACTTCGTCTACGTGAAGGCTGGCGAAGACAGTCAGACGGTGGAAGACGTGAAGGGCCGCGTAACCGAGGGGTACCGCATAAAGCGCCACCTGATGGCCGCACGCGGGATAACCATCAAGGAGATCAAATGATGGGCAGCAATCTGAATGGATACACGGCAGCCGAGGACGCGGTTATCCGCGAGGCATATGGCTCTTTGGTGACGTTGAAGTCACAGATGCACCGACTACCGGGCCGCTCATACGACGCGGCGGTGCAGCGCGCCCTTTACCTCGGGCTATCCAGGAAAACGCTGATGGATCGCGTTCACGAGTTGATGGCCGACGGGAAGCCGCGTACCGCCGCCGAAATCGAGAAAGCACTCGGCGGCCGCCGAAAATACATCCTTGACCAGATGCGCCTCGCGACGAACGGCGTCGACTATCACATCGATTCGTATGTGGGTGTGGGTCGCAACTTCGTGTTCAAGGCCGGCCCTGGTGTCAACGCTGTTCGCCCGGAACCGATGCATACGCCGATGAAGGTCTATCAACGGCGCAGACGGGAACGCCGCCGCGACGATGCGCCGGTAAAAGTGGCCGTGAAGAGGCCCGTTCGCCCGAAAGTGGATCCAAAGCCAAAGCGCGTCGTGGTTGATGATCGGACGAAAGACGAGCAATACCGTCTGCCGGCAACGCGCTGGCCCCAGTACGACCTCACTGCATTCCACGTCATCACATCCATGGTTCGTGTCGCGAGGCAATCGGTATGAGCGACGAACTCATACGCGATCAGGCCAAAGCGATCCGCGAGCAGCACGACCAGCGCCCGGCGCCACGTAATGAAACCGCAAGGGAGGCGCGCTGGCGTGTCGAACGCGAGAAAGCCGAGCGTGACGCGAAACAGAATCCGCATAGGAGCTATTGAGACATGATCGACCAAATCGCAATCGGCCTTTGTGGCGTCACTGCCGTGTTTCTGTCGCAGGACAAACGCGAATCGGTTCGGCGCTACGCGTGCCTGTTTGGCATCGCATCACAGCCGTTCTGGTTCTGGGCGACGTGGAAGGCCGGTCAGTACGGAATCTTTGCGCTGTGCTTCCTCTACGCGCTTTCATGGGTGCGCGGCTTTTATACCCACTGGATCAAAGTGGGATTGATAAAGCGCCTAATTTGCCGCTTATTCGGCCATACCGCTCCTGACGCTACATCAACATCATTCTGGGCTGGATCGCACCTGGTGTGGCAGTGCCCGCGATGCCAGAAGATTGCGCGGAAGGTGGCGCGATGAGTGGCGCTTATTACAACGAGATCGACCCATACGCCGCCCAGTGGCTGCGCAACCTGATAGCAGCGGGCCATATCGCCGCCGGCGACGTAGATGAACGGAGCATAGAGGATGTTCGACCAGACGACCTTCGCGGATACACCCAGTGCCATTTCTTCGCTGGCATCGGTGGATGGCCGCTCGCGTTTCGACTCGCCGGATGGCCTGATGACCGACCTGTTTGGAGCGGTTCCTGTCCTTGCCAACCTTTCTCCTCGGCAGGCGCGGGACTTGGGTTTGCTGACGAGCGGCACCTTTGGCCCCTGTGGGACTGGCTCATCACGCAGCGCCGACCTTCAAAAATCTTTGGAGAGCAGGTTGCGAGCAAGGACGTCGAACCTTGGCTCGACCTTGTTTTCACTGACCTGGAAGCCGCTGGTTACGCCTGCGGGGCGGATCCTTTTCCGTCTGCGAGCGTCGGTGCGCCGCACATCAGAGACCGCGCTTACTTCGTGGCCGACGCCGACTACGCGCGATCACAAGGACGGCGCGGAGTGTCGCAACGTCGAGGTGAACGCGCTTCTCGGTCGAGCAGTTTGGCTGGCCGGTTGGCCAACACCTACGGTCGGCAACGCGATGGGCTCGCAGTCATTCGAGGGGCTGAGTCCGACCGGCAAGACGCCAGATGGTCGGAAGGTGGCAGTGAGTCTGAACCATGTGGCGCAGTTTGCGCATTGGCCGACGCCGACGGTATCGGACATGCGCCGCGGGGCGATGGATGCCCGACCGTGGGATACGGGCAAGCCCTTGAATCAAATAGCGGCTCTGGCGAGCTGGGCGACGCCGACAGCGCACACGAACGAAGGGAACGTCGAGGCCAAGGAAGCGCGGCGGGCAGCTCTGAAGGAGAAATATGCGGGCAAGACGGGCAACGGAATGGGTCTGTCTGCGATCGAGCAAGCGCAGCCGCACCCGATGCAGCCGGCCCGACGAACGGCTTCTGGCGAGTTGCTGATTGGCTCTTCTGCCGGGATGAAAAGTGGCGGCCAGTTGAACCCGGAGCATTCCCGCTGGTTGATGGGTTACCCGCCGGAATGGGCAAGCTCAGCGCCGAACAGCGCCGACTGGCTGAAATGGCAGGCCTTGATGCCGCAAGCCTCAAGCGAGCAAAGGCCTATCGAGTTGGAGCCCTGCGCGGATACGGAAATGCAATAAACCCGCATCAAGCGGCCGAATTCATCTGTGCAACCGAAGAAGCCATAGCGGAGCTCGCAACATGAAGCGCTCCACACCCTTAAAAAGAACCAGCTTCAAAAAGCCCGAACCATCCAAAGCTTTCAAAACCTCTTTTGCTACCAAAACAGTGCTGCGCGCGAAGGCACTCAAGACGCGAAAGAAGCGCGTAACGGTTGCAGAAGGGGCGAAGTATCTGGCGGCTTGCCGTGGCGAGCCGTGCTACCTGAATGTGAAGTGTGCCCGGTCAGATTGGGCGGATCCAACGGTTGTGCCGTGTCACGACAACCGGCTTAGCGCAGGGAAGGGTATGGGCCTGAAAGCGAATCACGCCCGCACACTGCCCGGCTGCATGTTGTGCCACCAATGGCTGGATCAGGGGTCGGCACCGCGCGAGGAGAAGTTCGCGCGGTTCGATGCAGGGTTTGAGCGCTGGTTGCCGCGGCGCGCGAGAAAGATGGGAATTCAACTCAACCAACCGGAGTAATGAAGCATGGACAACCAACACAAGCAAATCAAGGTCTATCGCGATCTGTCGCAAGCTGAGATTGACCTCATGAACCGCATCAAGGCGCATGCCGAAGAAACGCGCGCGCTCGTCGAGGCGGTGCGTGAAGTCGTCACGCCAGTGCTTCCGCTGATCGAATGTCCGGTCGGTGAACCCGGTGAACTGGTCGAGGGTTCCGCTATCTATGCGGGGCACGATGCAGGGCCGTGGCGTTGGATTTGCCTCGCCGATGACCATCTGCAGCAGGGCTATATGGCGCTCACGCGTGCCGTTGCGCAGCCGACGACCTACTGACGAGCCCGGAGGCCGCTTGAATACCCAATACGTTCATCGGTTTGCCCGCAATACCATCGGCCGCGACTTCGCGGTGGGCGACATTCACGGCCATTTCACGAGACTCTATACCGCGCTCAATCATATTGGATTCGAAAGCGGCAAGGATCGCCTGTTTTCAGTGGGCGACCTGGTAGACCGCGGTCCCGAGTCGGAGCAGGCGCTCAAGTGGCTTGCTGAGCCGTGGTTTCGCGCCGTGCAGGGTAACCACGAAGACATGTGCATCCGCTGGCCCAATGGCAACATGGATGCAGGCAACTACGCGGCAAACGGTGGCGGCTGGAATGTCGCCAACACGCCGGACGTGCAGCGCCAGTTTAGCGACGCATTCGGTGTGCTCCCCGTCGCGATCGAGGTTGAGACCGAGGCAGGTCCAGTTGGCATCGTGCATGCCGATTGCCCGTTCGCAAGCTGGTCGGATTTCATCTTTGCGCTTACCGATCCCGCTGTGACGCGAAACGGGCTGTGCACGGCGATCGATGCGGCCATGTGGTCTCGTGAGCGAATCCAGTCAGAAGACAAATCAGGTGTCGACGACGTGCGCGCCGTGATAGTCGGCCATACCCCGCTCAAGCGCCCGGCTGTCCTTGGCAACGTCTATCACATCGATACCGGCGGCTGGTTGCGCGATGGGCACTTCACATTTATCGATCTGGCGACGCTCCAAACCATTCCGCCGATGCCGCAGAAGATCGAGTGGGAGGGCGCTTGAGACTGCTTGTAAGGCTGCGGCTGCCATCCATCCTGATCGGCAACCGCTGGAAAGAGAAATACGAAATCTTCGAATGCCTTGTCGTGCGGATAAAAGGCCCTGAATCAAATGTTGCACACGGCATAAAGGGTGCGACCTACATCCGCGCAGACGTGGAGTTGCCGGAAAAATATCGCAACCAGAAGCTGATGGACCTATGGAACCCGGACGGAACATACCCGGTAGAAGTAGTAGTGAATCACAACAGAAAGACACTGGCACCGTTCCTCGCGAGCGGAGATCTTGAATGGGATGTGAGGGAGACTGAAGCGTGAACGTCAAACCCGGTGATATGGCGATCATTGTTGTTCCGGCTGACTGGCCGCGAAAGACGCTCTCCGACAAGATCGTCGAGGTGGTTCACTTCGTGCCGCCGCGCGGGCCTGGTCCTGAGTGGGATCAGCGCCCGACGTGGTGGTGCAAGTTCAGCACGGCATGGTTCAACGACCACGGCGTCATGTTCCTCGAATCGGGCGTGCTCGATTCTTGGCTGCGCCCGATCAGCGGCGTTCCTATCAACGATGAAGTGAAAGACGAGGCCATGGCATGAGCGCATTTGCATACATCAACATTGAAGACGTTCCTGCCGATCTTCGCGAAAGCAGTGCATCGCACATCGACGACATCAGCGGCGCTCTCATCCTTGCATTTGACGGATGCCCGCTTGTTGGCGAGGTGCGCCGCACAACGACCGTGCCAGATGAGGGGATGCTGCAAGTCGAATACCCATTTCCCCGCAACACACAAATCCGTAACGACCTCGTTTCATGGTTTGTGGATAAGGGAATTAACTTCACGGTGGTGATGTGATGACGCTAAACATTGGCGATCGGGTTGGTCGTTTGGTCGTTTTGGGTATCTCGGAAACTGACCGGCGAAAGATGCGATGCGCGTGCGACTGCGGAAATCAAAAGGAGATCCCGGCGTCAGCACTTCGTCGAGCACAGTCGCGCTCATGCGGCTGCTTACGGGCCGAGACTCTGCGCAAGCGTGGTGAGGATGCGCCCGGAAGCGTTAGGGTTGGCGATCGCTTTGGTCGGCTGATGGTGTTGGAGAGGATTTCATCTGGAAAGCGCGGCTCGATCTTGTGCCGATGCGCCTGCGAGTGCGGCAAAGAAACAACCGTTCGCGCCGATAAGCTTAAATCCGGCGATACCAGGTCATGTGGATGTCTCGCCATAGAGATTCTCCGTGAGCGAAAAACAACCCACGGACACGCAGGCAACGGCCGGAGAAACCCCACATGGGTTGCATATCGGTCAATGCTGCATAGATGCAACACGGCGCGCGGTGCGATTGGCCGGAACTATCGCGAACGGGGCATCTCGGTTTGTGAGAGATGGAGCAAATACGAAAACTTTCTAGCCGACATGGGCGAGCGGCCGACTGGAATGACGCTTGAGCGCGAAAACGTGAATGGCAATTATGAGCCCGATAATTGCATTTGGGCGACGATGAAGACCCAGCAAAACAACCGCAGGAACAATCGACGCATCGCGCACGACGGACAGGACCTCACTGTCGCGCAATGGGCGGAATTGCGTGGCTGGAGTCGACATCTCATATATGGCCGTCTTCGCAATGGATGGGGCGAGATAGACGCGATAACCCGCCAGCCGGGTCAGTAGAAGAATGCCCGAAAACCTTGAGAGATGGGAATTCGGCGATCCGGCCGACGTAGCGGAAAGGCGCCAAGCCGCTACCTGTGCCGGCTGCCACGCGCTTGGACACGATCAAACCCCGGGGTTCAGAAAGTATTTCTGCAAACTCGGCAAGTGCAAAGCCGCAATCGCCTTGGGCAATATGAATAAGTGCAGCAAATACCACGCGGGTGACAAATGAGCCAAGACCAGGAGTTGCAGCCGAAAGAACGCAATGCGGCAGACGACAATGCCAATACATGGGCATCGTGGTGCTGGACGCGACGTCTGTTTGCGCCGCCGGTGCGATCAAGCGTGCTGGCTCGCCTTCAGCCGTCACGCGCGTCATTGGGCGAGCCCGATGCCTTTCTCGATCCCGATATGCCGTTCTATAACATGGCAGTCCATGCTCTTTGCGAGAACGTCGAATTCAATGGCGAGGCCGCATGCTTCCTCGGCGTGTACTGGTATCACGCGAACATCAAAGCCGTTGCTCGCGAGCAGGAATGTGCCCGCGGCACCGTCTACAATCGCGCGCGCCGCTTCTCGGAGAGAGCCAAGTCGCTCAGCCGATCAATCAAGAAGGTGCACGAATCATTCACGTCGGAAAAGTGTTCAATTTCAGTTGAACAAAATAGTTCGTGCGTCGATTGAACACTTGCCCCTAAAATACGCCTCTATTAGATAGGCTGAATCATTGCCTCTCAGCGAACCCCGCTAGTTTAACGACTGCGGGGTTTTTGCATTTCTGCCCGGAGATCGACATGGACGACATGACCGAAGCCGAGCAGGCAATGCTCTACGAATGGTCTCGCACCGCGATCGACGAAGCGCTCGCTGTCAATCTGGTGTCGATGCCTTTTCGGCCGACGGCTGGGTTTTACGACATGCTCGCCGGCTATTATGCCTCGGGCCTCACGCCTGCCGAGGCGGCCCAAGCGGCTTTCGGTGTCCACCATTGACCCTCATGTTTGGCGACTGGCTTGGCGGAATTGATAGACGCTGAAAGTCGAAAGGCAAAGCTAGGCGGTCGGGAGACCGAAGGACTAGCGTACTGCAGAGTTTGAGTCCTGCAGTCAGCCGCCAAACATGAGGGTGAAGCATCACCAGTAGCGCGCTCCGATAGGAGGCCACTGCGCCATGCGTGCTGGTCGCGTTAGCCCTCAACCTGTCTCCTCCACGACGAGAGTCTATGGATTCGCCCGCCTTGAGCGGGCTTTTTTATTTGTTGTTCGGCGGCGCTCGAGTGAGAAATTGCGACGCGCCGCTCTGGCAAAAGTGAAATCTTCCTGAGGCGCTCATGTCCCGGACAGCAAAAAAGACCGTCGACGCAATCGATGCAGATACCCTTCTTGGGTCGACTGCACTCGTGCGTGCGGCGATCTGGCAAAACGGACAGCGCCAGGTGGCGGCAATCGTCACCGATGCAACGACCGATGCAGCATTGCTGCCCGAAGGCGCAATTGCTCTCGTATCGCTGACCGCATTCCCGCCCGGTGCGGCATCGCGAATGATGCGCGACGTTCCGCTGTATCCGGCCGCATGCGATGAAAGTGCGCTGCCAGCCGCATGGATCAAGCGGTAATGGCTGGCTTCGAGATCAACATCAGTTCGAACCTCAAGAGGCTGACGCGCGATCTGGATGATTTTGCTGCCAAGCAAGTGCCATTCGCTACCGCGCGTGCGTTGACCGCGCTGGCGAAAGAGGTTCAGCAGGGCGAAGTTGATCGCATGAAGGCGACTTTCCGCAATCCTTCGCCATTCACGCTGAAGTCTGTTCGGACCAAGCCAGCAACGAAAGCCGACCTCGAAGCGAAAGTCTTCGTGATGGACAAGGCCTCTGAATACCTGCAGCCATACGAGTTCGGCGGTGTGCACAAGCTGAACAGCCAGGCATTGCTGAACCCGAAAGACATCAACCTAAACCAGTACCTGCAGATCCCGCGCATGACGCTCGGCCGGCTCAAAGGCCGAGCCGACATCTTCATTGGTGCGGTCGAGACGAAGCACGGTCCGATCAACGGTGTGTGGCAGCGGTTGGACGTGACGCGCAAGGGCAAAGCAAAGCGCAAACGTAAAGAACGTGGTGGTGTGTACGACGAGCATCTTGGCGCATTGAAGTTGCTGATTCGATTCGGCGATGCGCTGCCGGTCAAGCAGAAACTCAACTACTTCGACTCAGCCACGCGGACGGTCAACGCAGGTTTCGGCGCAGCCTTCGCGCGCGAACTGGCTGCGGCTATGGCGACGGCGACCCGGTAGGATTCCTCACCATGATGGTGCATGAAAGCATATTGAAAACGAGCGGGTCCTTCCCGGAGGGTTTTTTAAGCCACGGGCATTGCGCGCCCCGATCTTCGGCTGGCTACACAGTTTTGAAATTTGGGTAACAGGGTAACAAACCAGACATGAAGCAAAGTGCATTCGCGGAGCTTCACGGCGTCAGCCGCAAGACGGTGACAAAGTGGAAGGAGCGCGGCTGGCTTGTGTTTGCGGGCGATGAGGTCGATGTCGATGCATCGAACGCTAACCTGAAAAGATACCGTCGCGATGGCATTGCATCTGTTACCCAAAGTGTTACCCAGGACGGCAAGGTAACAACGCCGAGACCGGCAAAAAAAACTGTTACCCCGTCGGATGCCGAGGTAACAGTGCGCCCGGACGAGACGCCGGCCGATGCCGCGGGGCGAATACTTGCGGCGACCGGGACCGAGCTCGACTACGACGAAGCGCGGTGCATGAAGGAGAACTACCTCGCGCTGCTGAACCAGCTTGAGTACGACCAGAAGTCAGGACTCGTCGTGGCTGTGGCCGACGTCGCAAAGGCTGTCGGCGAAGAATATGCAAAGGTGCGCACGAAGCTCCTGGCCATCCCGGCCGAGCAGGCGCCCTTGATCCATCGACTAAGGACCGTCCTCGAGGTGCAGGATGCGCTGCAGGAGATGATCGTCCATGCGCTTGAGGAGCTAACCCGTGATGGAGTTGGAGGCACCGCCTGACGCGCGGCGCTATGCCAACGGGTATTCGGAACTCCTGCGCCGGTTGCTCGACGCACGCCGGCGAAACATTCAGCCGCCGCCGAAGCTTTCGCTAAGTGAGTGGGCGAAGAAGTATGCCCAGATGTCGCGCGAGACGAGTGCCCAGACCGGGCGCTTCCACGCATTCCCGTATCAGAACGGGATCATGGACGCCGTGACGGACCCGTCAGTCGAGACGATCACGGTGCAGAAGTCGGCGCGCGTCGGATATACCAAGATACTCGACCACATCGCCGGGTATTTCATCCATCAGGATCCGTCGCCAATCCTGGTCGTGCAGCCCCGCGTCGAAGATGCCGAGGATTACAGCACGACTGAAATCGAGCCGATGCTGCGCGACACGCCTGTGCTCGCTGAGATCGTTGGCGATCTGAAGGCGAAGGATTCGAAGCAGAAGATGCTGAAGCGCGTCTTCCGCAATGGCGCGTCGATGTCGTTCGTGGGCGCGAATAGCCCGGGCGGCTTCCGCCGGATCACGGCCCGTATCGTTGAGTTTGACGAAATTGACGGGTATCCAATTCAGGGCGCCGGCAAAGAGGGCGACCAGATCAAGCTGGGTATCAAGCGGACCGAATCATTCTGGAACCGCAAGATCATCATGGGCTCGACTCCGACCGTGAAAGGCTTCAGCCGGATCGAGAAGAGCTTTGAAAAGAGCGACCAGCGGCGCTATTACGTGCCGTGCCCGCATTGCGGTGAGTTTCAGGTGCTCGAGTGGGGCGGCCCGGATACACCTCACGGTATGAAGTGGGAAAAAGACGAGAACGGCAACGGCTTGCCCGAGACCGTCTACTACGTTTGCAAGGTTACCGGCTGCATCATCAAGGATGTCGACAAGCCGGAAATGGTTGAGCGCGGCGAGTGGCGCGCGGAGAGGCCATTCAATGGGCACGCGGGCTTTCATATCTGGGCCGGCTACAGCCTGTTCCCGAATGCTTGCTGGGAAAACCTCGTAGCCGAGTGGCTTGAGGTTAAGGACGATCCGCTTGCCCGTCAGACCTTCATCAACCTGGTACTCGGTGAGACATACGAAGACCGCGGCGAGCGGGCTCTGAAAGAGGCTGCGCTCGCGGCGCGCACCGAGGTGTGGGCCGGAGAAGTGCCTGACGGCGTCGCGGTCATTACGGTATCGGGCGACGTCCAGGACGATCGTGTCGAGCTCGAAACGGTTGGTTGGGGGCGCAACGAGGAGCGGTGGTCGATCGACCACACCGTGATCGATGGCGACCCTGAGAGCGATGACGTATGGAATGAGGTTGACGCATACCTGATGCGCCAATGGCGTCGTGCTGATGGCCGCCCGTTCAAGGTCGAGGCCGCATGTATCGACTCTGGCGGCCACCACACACAGAAGGTCTATGAGTTCTGTAAGGCGCGGATCCGCCGGCGCGTGTGGGCGATCAAAGGTGAGTCGGCGATCGCCGGCAAGCGCAACCCGGTCTGGCCGACCAGCAAGCCAAGCCTGCGCAATAAATCGAAGTACCGCCCGATCATCATCGGCGTGAACGCCGCGAAAGACGTGATCCGATACCGGCTGCACCTCGAGGCCGAGGAGCGGGAGGGCTCGCTCGTCTATCCGCCGGGGTATATGCACTACCCGACAGATCGCGACATCAACTTTTTTGCACAGCTCGTCTCCGAGCGATCGATCGTCAAGCAGGCGAACGGTCAGAAATATCGTGTGTGGGAATTGCCGCCGGGCCGCGCGAATGAGGCGCTCGACTTGGCGGTGTACTCATATGCCGCGCTGTGCGGGCTGATTCATTACGGGTTGAAGCTGAATAAGCGGGCTGAGATCACATCGCAACCGTACGTCTCGGATGGCGTCGACGTCGAACCTGTGATTGTCGAGCCGCCGGCTGATATGGCGGCAGTGGCCGCACCGATGGCGAGTCAAGCGGTCGCGGCGCCCGCCGCAAAGCCCGGTCGAAAATCATTCGCAAGCCGTCTTGCATAGGAAGAGAAATGGCTATCACTGACGGGATGAGCACCGCCGACATGCAGTCGAGACTGGCCGCGCTCCAAGGCGCCTATTTCGACTTGATGGCGGGCGCGAAGATCGTCACCGCGAATTATTCGCAGGCCGATGGCAGTAAATCGGTGACGTACAAGCAGACGGACATTGCGGCCGTCTACAAAGGCATTTTGATGCTGCAAAAAGCATTGAACATCATCTCCTGCTATCCACGCGCTCGAAGGGTTCTCTTCTAAATGTCACTCATCGTCGATTCTTCCGGCAAGCCCTTCGGGGATCTGCCGGCCGGCGGTCGTGCGCGCGCGGATAGTGGATGGGGTGGGCCGGGCATCACGCAGCCGCCTTACTCGAGCCTGTTTCCGTACGAGGCCGCGAGTGTCCAGACGCCCGAAATGGGCAACTGGTTTCCATGGATCCGCTCGCCGGATTCGGAAATCAACTTCTCCCGCGATCGCATGGTGTCGCGGTCGCGCGACCTCACGCGGAATGATGGCTGGGCGTCGGGCGGCATCACCCGGATTCTGGATAACACCGTCGGCGCACACATGCGCCTGTCGGCCAATCCGGACTGGCAATACCTGCTGCGCTTCAGCAAAGAATTCGATGCCGTATGGGCGGATGAATTCCGCAAGGCGGTCGAGGCACTGTGGCGCGTCTATTCCGAAGACCTCGGCCATTACAACGACGTCACCCGCCAGTTGACAATGTCGCAGCAAATGCGGCTCGGTCTGCGGCACAAGCTGATCGACGGCGAGGATCTGTTCGTCGCGCACTGGATGCCCGATCGTATCGGCCGCGGCGCGGCGCAGTACGCGACATCGTTCCTGCTCGTCGACCCGGACCGCCTGTCGAACCCGTACCAGATGGTCGACACGAAATATTTGCGCGGCGGCGTCGAGATCGACGACAACGGCGTGCCGGTCGCATACCACATCCGCAGGGCCCATCAAAACGACTGGTACAACGCCGTCGAGTCGATGGAGTGGGAGCGCGTCGAGCGCGAAGACGAAGACGGCTGGCGCCGCGTGATTCACGATTTCGAGCGTGATCGCGCGGGGCAGAACCGCGGCATTGGCGTGTTCACACCGGTGCTATCGCACGCGAAGATGTTGGCGCGCTACTACGGCGTCGAGTTGCAGGCGGCGACGGTTGCGACGATCTTCGGCACGTACGTGACGAGCCCGTACGACCCGGCAATGATCGAAGACGCGATGGAGAGCGAGGGTAGTGAACTCGGCTTCTATCAGGATCTTCGCGCGGACTGGGCTAAAGAACGGCCGGCAATGCTGAATCAGGTTCGTGTGCCGACTCTGGCGCCCGGCGAAGAAATCAAGCAGGTTGCCGCAGCCCATCCGCACACCGGGTTCGAGGATTTCGCCCATGAAATGCTCCGCTCGATCGCGTCGGCTCTCGGCGTGTCGGCCGAACAAATCACGCAGGACTGGAGCAAGACCAATTATTCGAGTGCTCGTGCCGCGTTGCTCGAGAGTTGGAAGACCCTCAGCCGTCGCAATACCGAATTCAAGACCGGTACTGCCACTCCGATCTACGCCTCCTGGCTTCAGGAAGTGATCGAGCGCGGCGATCTCGATGACGTGCTGCCTAATGGCGCACCGGATTTCATCGAAGCGGCCACGGCTTATTCGCGTTGCGATTGGCTTGGTGTGGCCCGCGGTTGGGTTGATCCGGTCAAGGAAAAGCAAGGGGCAATCCTCGGATTGGACGGCGGGCTCAGCACGCTCAAGCGTGAATGCGCCGAGCAGGGGCTCGACTGGGAGGAGGTCATCGCCCAGCGTGCGATCGAGGTTCGTGCGTTCAAGGCCGCCGGCCTGCCGCCGCCAAAGTGGTTCGGTGATGGCGCCACCGATTCCTCAAAACCTGATGAGGCTCCGGAGCCGGCATGAAAAGCTATCCATTTGCAGCGGCGCGGATCTTCGATGTGCCGCTGGCGATCCATCCGTCGAAGGGGCAGGTGATTGCGAAGGCGCTCGCTAGCCGGTTCGGAATCGGCGACATCTCGTTTGCCGGCGACGCGCCAGTCGTTATCAAGCCAATGGCCTATGACGAGTGGGATGAAGGCTCTTCGAGTTCATACGAGGAGACGCCATACGATCTCAGCCAGGGCGTCGCGGTAATCGATGTGTCGGGCACTCTCGTACAGAAGAGCAGCAACTTGCGGCCGTACTCGGGGATGTTGGGATACAACGCAATCCGCCACAACTTCCTCGCGGCTCTCAACGATAAGGCCGTCAAGGCAATCGCCCTGTCGATCGACTCGCCGGGCGGTGAGGTGGCCGGGTGTTTCGACCTTGTCGACATGATCTACAACGCTCGAAGCGTCAAGCCAACGCTCGCGATCCTGAGTGAGTGCGCGTACAGCGCGGCCTATGCGCTGGCTAGCGCATGCGAGCAAATCACCGTTCCGCGCACCGGCGGAACCGGGTCGGTGGGCGTGATCTGCATGCACATCGACCAGAGTAAGGCGATCGCCAACGCCGGCATGGCCGTGACGATCATCAAGTATGGCGACCGCAAGGCCGACGGCAACAATTTCAACCCGCTTTCCAAAGAAGCCCTGAAGCGATTTCAGGATGATGTGGACGAGATGGGCGAGCTCTTCGTGACCACGGTCGCACGCAACCGCAATCTGTCTGCTGACGTCGTTCGAAAGACGCAGGCAACCACCTTTCTCGGCGCCGCCGGCGTCGAGATCGGCTTCGCTGACGCAGTGATGTCGCCGGACGAAGCATTCGAATCCCTGCTCGCTGAGCTGGGCTGACATTTCCCAAACCCCTAGAGGTATCAATGAGCATCCGTTCCCTTGCGGCGCGCGGGCTGAATTTCGCCCATCTTGGCGGCCTGTCCGCTAAAGCAGCCAAAGCCGAAGACGACGAAGAAAAGAAAGACGCGCGCGCCGAGGGCGATAGCGACGACGAGGAAGAAAACACCGATCGCAATCGCGACGACGGCGACGCCAAAAAGTCGAAGAAGGCCAAGGCCGCTGAAGACGACGAGGACGATCAGGGCGACGACGGCCAGAAATCTGGCAAGAAGGCCAAGTCCGAGGACGGCGACGAAACTAAGGACTATGCGTCCGAGGACGATGACGACGATCAGGGCGACGACGGTCAAAAGTCAGGCAAGCGCGCCAAGGCTGAAGAAGACGAAGACGACGAGGACGAAGAGATGCGCGGCAAAAGCGCAGTCGCCAAGGCCCGTCGTCGTGAGCAGGCGCGTTGCGCCGCGATCTTCGCGTGCAAGGCTGCTGCTCGCAATCCTGAGATGGCCGCAAACCTTGCGTTCAATACGCGCATGCCGCGTCAGGAAGCAATCGCCGTACTGCGCTCAGCTCCCGCTGCAGTTCAACCCGGCCAAGGGCGTCAGGCGCGTAATCCGAGCCTCGGGGCTGGTGGCGAGATGCATCGCAATCCGGCTGCCGCTGCTAGTGCCGGCTGGGATCGTTCGTTCGCGAAGGTCACCGGCAAGCGGTAATCCTCTCACCATCTCCAAGGATCTCTGATCATGACATACGTTTCTCGCGCTCCGCTCTTCGAGCAATGGCACCCAGGTGGCTTTCTGGTCTCGCAGCCGCGGGGCCACCGCCACATCGATCGCGTTCTGATCTCGGGCGCAACCAAGGTTTATCCGGGCACTGTGATGGGCCAGCAAACGACTGGCGCGGCCGCTGTCGCCGCAGCCCTCGGCACGAACACCGGTAACGGCACGTTCGGCGCGATCACCCCGGTCACCGTCCCGACGCAAATCGGCGTGTACTCGGTTCTGTTCACGGCCGCCACGGCATTCACGGTCACGGCGCCGAGCGGCGCGACCGCGACGGGCTCGACCGGCGTCGCGTTCTCCGCTCTCGGTATCGGCTTCACGATCACCGCTGGCGGCACCGCGTTTGCTGCGGGCGACACGTTCGCCATCACGACTACGGCAGTTGTCGGCAAGCCGACTGCGGCCGCAGTGGCTGGCGGCTCGAACGTCGGTAACGGCACGTCGAGCGCGGTTACGACGACCGGCTATGCGCCGACGCTCGGCGTCTATGCGGTCGAGTTCGACGATGCGACTCACTTCATCGTGTCGGCGCCGAACGGTCAGGAAGTCGGCCATGGAACGACCGGCGTTGCGTTCTCGGCCGGCGGCCTGAATTTCACGATCACGGCCGGCGGTACCGCATTCGTGCCGGGCGACTCGTTCACGGTCACGGTTGCGGGCGGCGCCGGTAAGTGGGTGCCCTGCACGGCAACGGCAGTCGATGGCTCGCAGAATGCCGCCGGCATCTGCTTCGGCCTGTCGGATGCATCGCTGAACGACGTCATGGGCGCGATGGTTGTGCGCTCGTGCGAAGTGAACAAGTCCGAACTCGTGTGGGATTCGTCGATGAACGCGGCCTCTCAAGCTGCGGCTCTCGTACTGCTCACGGCAGCCGGAATCATCCCGCGTTAATCCCCCTACCCACCGAATTCAAGGCCGCCTCCGGGCGGCTTTTTCATTTCTGAAGGAGCCGTTCACATGGCATCACTTGACATTTTCAACCAGGACGCGTTCTCGACCGTTACGCTGACTGCGGCCGTCGACAAGTACCCGTACGAGCCGCAAGCGCTCGGCGAGATGAAGATTTTCGACGACGACCCCATCCGCACGACGGCGCTCGTGGTTGAACAGCGCCAGGGGCAACTCATCGTGCTTCCGCTGAGCGAGCGCGGCGAGGCGGGCACGCAGCGTCAGACCGAAAAGCGTCAGGCGCGTTACTTCGATGTGCCGCGTCTTCGCCATGCCGACACGATCTACGCGAACGAACTGCAGAACATCCGCGCGTTCGGTACGGAGTCGGAGCTGATGCAGGTTCAGGATGAAGTTGCACGTCGTCTCGCCGGCCCGACGGGTTTGCTCAAAAACATCGAGTACACCTGGGAATACCAGCGTCTCGCAGCCGTGCAGGGCCTGTTCACCGACAGCGACGGCACCGTCCGGTATGACTGGTTCCAGGAGTTCGGTATCACGCGCCCGACTGAGGTCGGCTTCAATCTAGCGGCAGGCACGCAGAACACCCTGCGTCCGATCTGCAACCAGATCACACGCACGATGGCGCGTAAGGCGCAGGGCGCATTCACGCCGAGCACGAAGATTGTCGCTCTGTGCGGCGACGTCTTCTACGACCAGTTCGTGAACCACCCGGACGTGATCCGGACGTTTATCAACTGGAGCGACGCGAAGGAAATTCGCGGCGGCAACTCCGGTGGCGCGTTCACCGCGTTCGAGTTCGGCGGCATCCTGTGGCTGAACTACCGCGGTTCGGACGACAACACGACCATCAAAATCCCGGATGATAAGGTCAAGTTCTTCCCGATCAACGCCCCCGGCATCTTCCGCCGCGCGCTGGCCCCGGGCGAGTCGTTCCAGTGGGTCAACACACCGGGCAAGCCGGTGTATGTGATCCCCATCTACGATCGTGACCGCAACGAGTGGGTAAAACTCGAGGTTTCCTCGTACCCGCTTCACATCTGTGTTCGTCCGGAAGTGCTGCAGTCGGGTCGATCGGAAGCGTAAGACATGGCCATCGACTGGGATGCAGTGGTGGGCTCGCCGGTCACGAATGTGTTTGGCGAGTCCGTCACTTACACGACGGTCGGTGGCCAGTCATTTTCGCTGACAGGCAACTACACCGAAGGTGCGGTTACCGAGGATTCGCTCGGCGAGGCTGTGCCGTCGACGGTCACCGATCCGACGCTAGGGGTGCAGTACTCCGCATTCCCTGGCGGGCTTCAGCCCCAACAGGGTGATCGGCTCGGCTTCATCAACCCCGTAAGCAAAGTCTTCGAGACGTTCATCGTCAAGGATGTTCGGCCCGACGGGCAGGGCACCGCCTATCTCAAGCTGAATTTCATCGGGTAATTCCATGCTCTACCGTGCGCAGCTCCGCGATACCGCGGCGGCTCAACTCGTCGCTGCAAACACGCTCGCAGGTGCAAACGTGTTTGTGCCGCGGGACTGGCCGACGAATACCGGGACGTATCCGGCAATTCTCGTGCAGGCCTATCGGGAGCGAAAAGACGCGCGCGGGCATTCGCAGGTGCCGCAGTTCATAGCGACTGCGCGGCTGTCGATAGTCGGCCGCATACAGGGCGCAACAGCCGAGTCTGTCGAATCCCAGCTCGACGATTTCTGCGAAGAGATCGAACTGGCAATTCTCACGTGCCAGGCGATTTTGCAGAACGTGTCCCGCATCGCCTACGTCGAGACCGACATGGGCGTGTCGAGCGAAGGGCGTCAGCACATCGGCGAAGTGCAGCTTGATTTTGGCCTTGAGTACTCGGTCGACATCGATCCGATTGAGGACTCGCCGGTAAGCCCGAGCGCCGCAGTTCCGTTCCAGACCGTCACCACAACCATCACCGAACCGGCCGGCACTACGCAGCCGTCACAGACTTTCTCCCTGCCGCAGTAAGGAGTTCCACCCATGAAGGTTTATCCGAAACCTGGTCTCCTTGTGCGAGACCCGGTAACGATGCAGCACATCCCGAACGATGGTCACGAGGTGTCGGAAAACGACATGCACTGGGCCATGATGATCAACCATGGGGACGTCACAACGACCCCGCCGAAGTCGCCGGCATTGGCTTCGAGCAAAAAGAATGATGGGGGTGTCGAGTGATTCCTTTTCAACAGATTCCCTCGACACTTCGCACGCCGCTGTTCTTCGCCGAGGTCAATAACTCGAACGCGAATACGGCGACGCAAAACCAGCGTGCGCTGCTGATCGGCAACATGATGAGCGCCGGGACCGGAACCGCCGGCATCCCGACGATCTCGCAGGGTGTCAGCGATGCCAAGACCAAGTACGGTCAAGGCTCGATGCTGGCGCAAATGCTCTATACCTACCGCCAGAACGATACGTTCGGCGAGGTGTGGTGTCTGCCGCTGGCCGATGACGGCGCGGCCGTCGCCGCCACTGGCACGATCGCCTTCACGTCGGCCGCGACAGCAACCGGTGTGCTCTATCTGTACATCGGTGGTATTCGCGTCCTGACGACGATCACGGCCTCGATGACGACCACGCAGATCGCTGCGGCGGTCGCTGCGTCGATCAACGCGAACACGGATCTTGCTGTCACGGCAACATCCGCCACTACCACGGTGACGATCACCGGCAAGAACAAGTGCGCCGCGGCGAACGACATCGACATTCGCGTCAACTACCTCGGCGTTGCGTCTGGCGAAGTGACGCCGGCTGGCCTGGCGTACACCATCACGGCGATGGCGAACGGTGCGGTCAACCCGGTGCTGACGAGCGGCCTCGCGAACCTGGTCGATCTGTCGTTCGACTTCATCGCCATGCCCTACACGGATGCAACGTCGCTCAACGCGATGCAAGCGTTCCTGAATGACGTATCTGGTCGGTGGAGCTGGTCGGTTCAGATCTACGGCCATATGTTCTGCGCGTACCGCGGCACGTCGGCTGCGCTCGGCACGTTCGGCGTGACCCGCAACGATCAGCACGCGTCGATCCTCGGGTTCTACGATTCGCCGACGCCGAACTGGAAGGTTGCAGCAGCTTACGCGGCCCAGGCGGCGATCAGCGTTCGTGCTGACCCGGGTCAGCCGCTCCAGACGCTGGTTCTGCAGGACGTTCTGGCGCCCCCGCTGCAATCGCGCTTCCTGCTGTCGGCACGCAACACGTTGCTGTATGACGGTATCTCGACGTTCACGGTCGACGCGTCCAACCAGGTGCATCTGGAAGGCACGATCACCACGTACCAGTTGAACTCGTTCGGGGTGGCCGACAACAGCTACCTGCAGTTGAACACGATGTTCCTGCTGATGTACGTGCTGCGGCAGTTGCAATCGCTGGTGACGAGCAAGTATGCCCGCTCGAAGTTGGCAGCCAACGGCACTGTGTTTGCGCCGGGTTCGAACATCGTCACGCCAGTGATCATCCGGGCTGACCTGATCGCCCAGTACAACACGATGCAGTTCAATGGTTTCGTGCAGCAAGCCGCAGCATTCGCGGCCGGCCTGATCGTCCAGATCAACGCGAACAATCCGAACCGTGTCGACGTGCTGTATGACGCGATCCTGATCGATCAGCTGAACGTATTCGCCTTGCTGGCTCTGTTCCGGAACAGCTAACGCAATTCAACCTTGAGAGGCCGCCTTCGGGCGGCTTTTTTGCATTCTGGAGAGCCATCTTGGCAGACAACACAAACAGGTTGGCGGGGATTGCGACGGTCACTGTCGACGGCGTCAATTACCTGCTGTCGGGCGATTTCACCTATCGCCCATCGACCGTCACGCGCGAGACGCTGAAGGGTCAGGACACGGTGCATGGTTACAAGGAGATGCCGGAATCCGGAATGATTTCCGGGACTTTCCGCGATGCCAGCAACATGTCGGTGGCCACTTTCAATGCCATGACCAACGTGACTGTGGTCTGTCAGTTGGCGAACGGCAAAATCATCATCGGCCGAAACATGTGGACGGTGGAGACGCAGGAGGTGAAGACGGAAGACGGCACCTTCGAAGTCAAATGGGAATCGCAAAGTGTGACTGAAAATTGATCATGAACGACATCGACGAAAACGAAAAAACTCAGCCGGTCGAATTACCGGCTGAAAAGACGATTGCCCTGCGCAAGACGATCACGATCGGCGGCGGCGCTGATCAGATCAAGTATGACGAGATCACCCTGCGCGAGCCGACGGTCGACGAAATCGAGAAGTTCATCAAGAAGCTGAAAGGCACCAACGAAATCGACGCGATGCGTTATTTCGTGGCGCTCGTCTCGGGCATGTTGCCGACGGTGATCGGCCAGATGGGTGCTCGCGACTGGAATGAGGCACAGGAGTTCATTCAGGCTTTTTTTCCGAGCAGCGGCTCCCTAGCAACTGGGAATTCGTAGTCGCGACGACCGCCAAGTTTTACGGGTGGTCTCCGCAGGAAGTCGCGAAATTGACGTGGAGCGATGTCGAGCGCTGGGCGCGACATGCCGACCAGATGATCCAAGAAAATGGCAAATAAATTCGAGATCCGCATCGGCGCGGTCGACGGCGTCACGAAGGTTGCAAACCGGATCAGCCGCTCGATCGAGGGCATCACGGCGCCCTACACGAATCTGCGCAAGTCGCTGAAGACGTTGGGTGACTCGAGCGGCGTCGGCAAGCTGAATGAGGGACTGGGTAAGGTCGCCGACACGGCTCGCAACGTTGCCGACCGGATCGCGTCTATCGTTCCTGGCTTGACGGCCATCACCGGCGCTTTGTCGCTGGTCGGCATCGGCAGGCTGGCGACAGATTGGGGTGCGTTCGGCTTCGCGCTCTCGAAGACCTCGCGCTCGCTCGGTATGTCGACGAGCGATCTCCAGGCGTGGCACATCGCGGCGCAAAAAGCTGGAGTCGCGGCATCCGAGTTCGATTCGAGCATCTCGAGTTCACAAAACACGATCCGCGACGCGCGATACGGGAAAAACCCGGAAGCACTGATGCTTATGCAGCGCATGGGCGTCCAGATCGCGGCGAATCGCGATGGCACGATCGACTACCTGACGACGCAGCAGCGTTTGATGGCGGCGATTGGGCGGCAGCGGAGCCCGGTCACGCAGCGCAATGTCGCCGGCGCGCTCGGCATGGAAGGTCTGTTGCCGATGATCCAGCGCGGCACGTATGGGCAGGATCTCGCGAACGCTCGCTCGAGCGGGCAGATCATGTCGCCGGCGCAGATCAAGAGCGCCGAGCAGTTCGAAGACCGGATCATTTCGCTCAAGCAGTCGCTGACGAACCTCGGCTATTCGATCGGCAATGCGGTGACACCGCCGCTGCAAGATTTCATCGTATCGATGACGTCGTTTTTCAACGACAACAAGACCCAGATCGTCAACACCATCGGCGGTGCTTTCAAGCAGATCGCCGAGTGGATCAAGAGCGTCGACTGGAAGGGTGTCGCGACCGACATCGGCAACATGGTGACGGCGATAGGTGGCGTGAAGGGCATCGCAATCGCCATTGCAGCCATCACGTTCGCCGGTCCGATTGGCGGCCTGCTGAGCCTGACGTCGAGCCTAGTCTCGCTGACGGCGATCACGATCCCGGCCGCAATCAAGGCGCTTGCCCAGTTGGGCGCGGCGCGCGCGGCAGCAGCGGCTGGTGCTGAAGGTGCGGCGGCTGCCGGCGGTGGCGCCGGCGCGGCTGGCGCGGCTGGTATTGGCGGTGTCGTCGCTGGAACGCTGGGCCTAGCCGGCCTCGGCCTCGGCTTGTACGGCTTCATGAATTTCATGAAGTCGATCACGCCCGGCGGCCACTTCGTTTCGCGCTTCGACAGCAATGCGCACGGCTATACCGGTGGCGCCGGCCAGCGCAATGCGCAGTCGACGGCGCTTTTTTCCCGTCTCGAATCGCAATACAAGCTCCCGAGCGGCCTGCTCGACAGTGTCTGGTCGGCCGAGTCAGGTCGCGGCGTCAACATGCTGTCGCCGAAGGGCGCGAAGGGCCATTTCGGATTCATGGACCCGACGGCTGCTCAGTATGGGCTGACCAATCCGAATGATCTGGATGCATCGGCCACGGCCGCAGCCCGGATGTATAGCGATCTGCTGAAGGCCAATGGCGGCGATCTCGACAAGGCTCTGGCTGCATACAACTGGGGCCAGGGGAATCTGAACAAGTCGGGCCTCGCGGGTGCGCCGGCCGAGACGCAAGACTACATCTCCAAGGTCGAAGCCGGAATGGGTCTGACGCGCGCTGCACCGGTGGCCGCACCGGTTGCTGGCGGCGATCACGATGCGCAGGTTGCAGCCCTTCAGGGTGCCGCTCCGCAAGTCAGCGTGACGGTGCACAACGCATTGCCGGGCACGAAGGTGGACGCCCGCGGCGCGGACGGCTCGTATATGCCGACCAAGATCAACTATTCGATGGGCAACCCCTCTTACGGCGCACTTCCATGAGCTTCTGGGACGATTTGCAGCAGGCGTCGTGGCGGGGAATCCCGTTCGGGGTGAATGCGGCAGATGCGCGATTCGGTCGCAAGCAGGCGATTCACGAGTACCCGAATCGCGATGAGGTATGGGTTGAGGATCTGGGGCGGGCCGCGCGGCGGATAAACGTGCGCGGCTTCCTGCTCGAAAACGATCTTGTCTATGGTGGCGGCGACGTCATCTCGCAACGCGAGGGCATGATCGAGGCGTGCGAGACGGAAGACCAGGGCGAGCTCGTACATCCGACGCTCGGGCGCCTGAATGTCAGCCTTCTTTCGTTCGAGGTATCGGAACGGAAGGAAGACGGCTTGATGTTCGAGATTCGCCTCTCGTTCATCGAAAGCGGCTTGCGGATCTTCCCGAGCAACGTCTCATCGACGGTCGACGCAGTCAGCGCGGCAGCCGACGCAGCGGACGTCGCGGCCACAACCGACTTTTCGGCACGTGCGCTTTCGGATCTTCAGTTCGGCGCGTCGGTGGTGAAGCAGGCGGTGTCGACGGCCACGCTATGGGCAGGAAAGGCGATCGGACTGGTGAATGGTGCGACGAGTATCTTTCACATGGTCACGGGCCTGACTGGTTCGTATGGGCGGTTCGCCGGCGGCCGCACGGTTGGGTTCTCTGGCTTTTCCGCCCTGTCGAGCCTGCAGCAGACGCTCGGCACGGCGCAGCAGGCCAATGCAACGGTCCAGACGCTGACCGCATACGGAACACGTGCCCGCAACACCGTTATTCAGGCCGGTTCGTCTCTTATCTCAGCAGCAAGTTTCCTTGGACTCTGATGGACTCAATCACTGCATTCGCTGCGGCTGCGCAAGCACTCGCTGCGTCGGTCTTCGCGTTCGCCGCGAATCCGGCCGATGCGGTGAGGATGCTTATCAACCTGGCGAACTTCACGCCGAGTGCGCCGACTCCGACGTATTCGGTGGGCTCGGCCATGGCGGATATTCAATCAGCAAGCGGGGATCTGTTCCGGCGGGCTGCGGTGGTTGCGCTCGCGCGCGCGTCGTCGACATATCAGCCGGCATCGGCTGATGACGCGGCCAATGCACGGATGCTTGTGGTAGGCGCGCTCGACAATGAGATTCTAATTGCCGGCGATCAGGGCGAGGACGCGACGTTTAATGCATTGCGTGCGCTGCGCGCGGCGGTGATTCAGGATCTGGCGACCCGCGGCGCGGGACTGCCGTCGACGATGACGGTCGCGCTCAAGGCTGCAATTCCGGCGCCCGTGCTGGCGCAGCAGCTTTATCGCGACCCGAGCCGTTCCGATGAGATCGTGAGCGAGGCGAATTGCCCGCATCCGGCATTTTTGCCTCCGTCGTTCAAGGTGCTTTCCTCATGAGCGACGATCTGACGCTTGTGATCGGCAGTCAGCAGATTTCGGGGTGGAAGTCCATACGGGTTTCACGTGGAATCGAGCGTTGTCCGAGTGACTTCGAAATCGAAGCGACCGAGCGCTTCCCGGGCGCGAATGAAGTGCAGATCTCGCCTGGCGATGAATGCACGGTCTTTCTCGGCTATGACATTGTGATTTCCGGGTACGTGGACCGCATCCGGCCACGCATCAAGAAAAACGACCATGCCGTCGTCGTATCGGGCCGCGGCAAGTGTCAGGATCTGGTCGACTGCTCGGTCTACAAATCGGGCTTTCAGTACCTGAATATGCACGTGCTGGACATCGCCAAACAGATGGCGGCAGAGATGGGCGTGAGCGTGTTCCTTGCGGGCGGCACCGACCAAGGCGACGTGATCCCGCAATTGAACGTCATCATGGGCGAGACCCCGTATGACGTGCTCGAGCGGTTGTGCCGTTTCCGGGCCATGTTGCTGTACGAAGACACCGACGGCTCTTTGCTGCTATCGGGCATCGGTATTCAGTCTGCCGCAAGCGGGTTTCAGGAAGGCATCAACGTCGAAGAGGCCGAGGGCATCTATGCGATGGATGGCCGATTCTCGACATACGTTGCAGTTCAGCAAGGCCTCGATGTGTGGCGCGACGTCGGCGACGGCGGCAACCTGATCGCGATCGAGACCGATCCCGGTGTGCCTCGCAATCGCCCTAAGGTGATCATCGCCGAGGGCGTCTATGGCGGTCAGGATGTGGCAGCGCAGCGCGCGAAGTGGGAAAAGGCGCGTCGTTATGGCCGCGCGTTCGCTGTGCGCCTAACGACGGACGGATGGCGGGATTCCGCCGGGGCGCTCTATGAGCCGAACACGCTCGTCACGCTGGACATTCCGAGCCTGAAACTGAACGGCAAAACGTGGGTGATCTCCGACATCACCTATACGAAGAATATGCAGGGCACACACGCGACGATGACCATCATGCCGCCGCAAGCCTTCGACCAGCAACCTGTGATCCTGAATCCGATCGCACCTGACGTAACCCAGTAGGCACCCATGAGCGACGCATCCATGTTCGACCGCATCACGCGGCGGATTCAGATGGCTATTGGGCGCGGCCGGATCAACACGGTGGACGATTCGAAGTCGATCCAGTACGTCCAGCTTTCGTACAGCAAGATCGAGACGAAAGACAACATCCCGCGCGTGATGGAGTACGGCTACACATCGAACCCGCCGGCGAAAACGGATGCCGTCGCGGTGCACGTGACGGGCGACCGATCGAACGCGATCTGTATTGGTACGAATCACCAGCCGAGCCGACCGACGTCGCTCGCGACCGGCGAAGTGATGCTTTACCAGCTCAACGGGATTCAGGTCTATCTCAGCAATGCCGGGCTAGTCATCAATGCCGGCGGCCTGCCTGTCGTATGCAATAACGCGACCAACTTCACGGTGAATTGCTCCGGGAAGTTCAAGGTAGTGGCGCCGGGTGGCGTCGAGTTTGATGCGCCAACGGTGGCTTCAACGGGGGACTTCCAAGACAACATGGGATCCAACTCGGCGACGATGAAGACCATGCGGCAAGCCTTCAATCCGCACTATCACAGCGATCCGCAAGGCGGAAATACAGGCACGCCGGACACGTCGATGTAACGCATCGCCACTCAACTTCAGCCCGCTTCGGCGGGCTTTTTTGCGCCTGCACGAATGGACACGACGACGGTTTGGGACGTTCAGAACTCCCGCGGCGACTGGGTATTGGCTGGCGTCCAACTGCAGAGCGGAAGCGATCTGCAAACGGCGGTGATGATCTCGCTTTTTACCGATCGCATTGCCACGTCCGGAGACGTGATTCCTGACGGCACGACGGACCCGCGCGGGTGGGTTGGTGACCTTGGCGAGACGTACCCGATTGGCTCGCGATTCTGGCTGCTAGACCGCTCGAAGCAAACGAATCAGGTTTTGAAGGATGCGCAGGCCTACGCGGACGAGGCGCTGCAATGGCTCATCTCTGACGGCGTGGTGGCGAAGTTCGACATCACCGTCGAATGGACGAAGCCCGGGATGCTGGGCATCCAGATCATTGCGCATAAACCGAATGGCACTACGGTGCCTCCGTTTCAATTTGCATGGGCCTGGAAAGGACAACAGTAATGCCGTACAGCCGCCCAAAATTATCGGATCTAAAAACACAGGTCGCACAGGATATTGCCGCCGGCCTCCCGGGCTCCGATCCGTTGCTTCGATTTTCGAATCTCAACATCACCGGAAACGCACAGGCGAACCTCGCGAATCTTCACTTCGGTTACCTCGACTGGATCTCGCTGCAAGCTGTTCCGTTCACCTCCTCGGGCGAGTTCCTCCGCGGCTGGGCTGCCCTGAAAAACGTATTTCAGTTGCCTGCGGTGCAAGCCGGATTTGTGACTCCCGGCCAGATTGCCTTCACTGGTGTTGTTCCTGGCGACATCCCGGCCGGCTCGCCAATCACGCGCGGCGATGGGGTTGGCTATACCACGACGGCAGATGCGGTTGTGGTTGGCACGACGGTTGTTGTGTCGGCGATCGCGAACGCAGATCCGACGGGCATGACTGGCGCATTCGGGAATTGCCCCGTCGGCACGGTCATGACGCTCGGCACGGCTATTCCGTATGTCCAGTCGAACGGGGTCGTCACTGCCGCATTCACCGGCGGCGCCGACGTTGAGACAGAAGACAGCCTCATGTCGCGGATGCTTCTGGCCTACCAGAACACGCCGCAGGGCGGGGCATCAAACGATTACGTCGAATGGGCGCTGGCCGTCAATGGCGTCACGCGCGCGTGGTGCAATGGGAATGGGTTCGGCGCGGGCACGGTGGTTGTGTATGTGATGCTGGATTCGACAGAATCGACTCACAACGGGTTTCCGCAGGGTGTGAGTGGCGTAGCGACAGCCGAGACGCGCGGGACGCCTACAGCCGCCGGTGACCAGCTTGCGGTGGCGAATTACATTTATCCGCTGCAGCCTGTAACGGCGTTGGTCTATGTCTATGCGCCAACGGCGGCGCCGCAGAATTTTACGATCACCGGGCTCACGTCCTCATCGACTGCGACACGGAATGCGATTGCCGCAGCTATCGCTGGCGTTTTCGTGCAGTACGGGACGCCACTGGGCGGAACGATTGCGCTGTCGCTGATTGAATCGGCGATCGCCGCGATCGCCGGCACGACTGGCTTCGTCATCACGGTGCCGGCCAGCAACATCACCACGGCGCTCGGGAGTTTGCCGACCGTCGGTACGATTACATATCCGTAATGAGCGCTCCGAACTACTCAGCCGCCGATTATCTATCGGCTATGCAGGCGCTCATGCCAAGAGGGCGCGTGTGGCCGAAGGATGCCGACGCAACGCAAACGCAGGTGCTCAGCGGGCTTGTTCAGGTCTATGCGCGGAATACCGCGCGAGCAAACAACCTGCTAGTTGATGCGTTCCCGGCGACGTCCGTCGAACTGCTTCCGGAGTGGGAGCAGACCCTTGGATTGCCCGATCCATGCGCAGGCGAGGCACCGACACTTCAGGGGCGCCAAGCCCAGGTGATCGCGCGATTTGCGGGGTCGGGCGGCCAATCGGCTGCGTATTTCATCGCGTACGCGGCGAAGCTTGGCTATGCAGTAACCATCACGCCGTTCACGCCATTCCGCGTGGGGCAGCAGTCAATGGGCTGCCAGCTAGGAACGCAGGACTGGGCATTTACATGGCGCATAAACTCCGCAGCGCAAACGGTTACATATTTCAGCATGGGCCAGTCGTACATGGGGCAGCCTCTGGCGTCATGGGGTAATGCGGTGCTCGAGTGCGAATTGAGAGAGATTGCACCGGCCCACACTATTTTGAATATTGCTTACGGCCAAACCGGGGTATTGGGATCGACGTTCATCCTTGGGGAATCGTCGCTTTATTAACAAAACACGTAGAACGATAAGCCGCCTTCGGGCGGCTTTTTTTGTGCAGTGGTTCGGGAGTTTAAATGTTCCAGACAGACCAAGTTACCGCCGCAACCTCATTGCCGACGCCCGGGGCGCCCCTTACTCAGGGCTGGTTTACGAACGGGAATCCTGCTGGCGGGGTGCCGGCGACGATTCTCGATGCTGACTTCATGAACATGTTGATGATGGAATTGATCAACATCGTAGAAGCGGCTGGCTTGGTGCCGAGCAAGACGACATACAACCAGGTTCTTACGGCCATCAGGGCACTTTCCCTGAGCAAAGTAGTTTTAGCGGATACCGGCGCTGCGAATGCATACACCGCTGTCAACGCTGTACCGCTGACGGTTACTACATGGGTCGACGGTGTTACACAACAGATAAGGATCGCGCATGCGAATACGGGGGCATCGACATATGCGCCCGATGGACTTTCGGTAATCCCGATTTATGGCCTGGAACTGCAGCCTCTTCAGGGAGGTGAATTGCTGGCGGGCAGTATCGCCTCGCTGAAACGAGAGACGATCACGGGGGTGAATGGTGGAAATCCGATATGTGTTCTTACGGAGTGCGCCGGCGGAGCGTTGCAGATCCCTCCATCTACGCAGAGTGGCCACGCTGTCAATCAGAGCCAGGTCGTTGGGGTTGGCCAATCCCTTGTAAATGAGACATCAAGCCGGGCGATTGGCACCACATATACCAATACCACAGGCAAGGCAATCGTTGTTTATGTGCAATGTAGTAGCGCGAGTTCCGGTAATTCTGTCGGTTTGTTTATAAACGGCTCTATCGAGGCTGCAAACGTGATTGCGACAGCCTCCAGTCAGGCATTAAGCATGAATGCGCTTATTCCTGCGGGAGCGACCTATAGCGTCGCTTCGACAGCTGGCTCCGCGACATTGTCCAATTGGTATGAACTTCGATAAATCAAAATCATGATAAAACGTTTATTTATCGCAGCGCTCCTGTCGATTTTTGCGTCGACATCGCAGGCGCAGTTCACTGATGGCCAGGTTCTAACCGCCGCTGCGCTGAACAATGCCTTTGCGAATGTTCTGGCGCTAAGCGGCGGTACGCTTACTGGGCCATTGTCCGGTGCGAGCGCGGCATTCACGTCCGCGACACTCGGCTCGGCGACTGTTTCGGGTACAACTACAACCACAAACCTGCAGGTCAACACTGGTCTGTCAATCGGGCCTACGACCGCGTCGCTGACCAAGGACATCAACGTCAGCCAGGCCGTGACAGGCACGACGTCTGCGAATTGCACGACCACGACGCTGATCATGTACCCGTGCGCGAATCTTTTTTACGTAGCGTCGGACAACGTAGCTGCCGCGAGCCCGACCAACGCTTTTGACGAGTGGCAATTCGCTGCGAACTTCGGCGGTTCCAATCTGACCGGCGCACGCCAGATCCTGGATGTCATTGGCAATTTCACGGCGCCCTCCAGCCCGAGCAACACGAATCCGGGCTACGGTGCATTCGCCGCAGAAATGATTACCAATAGTGGCGATGGTGGTACAGCGCCCAACACAACAAACGGTCGCGGAAGTTTCTTTGGCGCAAATGCGGTTGCCATCGCAAACTCGGGTGCGCAGAATCTGTATGGCGTGGTGGCCGAGGAGTTCAACGCACAATGCAATGGGTGCACTACGGCAATCCGTTTCGGAGCGAGTGCGGTACAGAATGGCACAAATCAGGCCTCGATCCTCGCGAATGATGCGGCGTTCCATGTAGGAAGTTTTAGCAGCGCCGGGGGCGCGTGGCATCAGGCGCTCAATCTCAGTAACGTGAATGGTCTTGCACCGCTTGATACCGCCGGCTGCGTGATCTGCACGGACACGACCAACAACACCATTGCGACCGGCATTGATCTTTCCGCTTACAACATCACCGGCAATTTTCTGAATGGCCCCAACGGCTTTCATGTGACCGGTGCTGGTGCTCTCACTGCCCCCGGTGGCATTGGTACGGCGGGGGGGCTGAATGTCACGTCGGGTGGGGCTGCAATAGCGGGTGGCCTAACTGTTGCATCTGGAACGACTACTGTAGGCGCGTTGAGTTCGACGGGGGCGACGTTCACGGGCCCCGTGTCCTTTACGACAATTAGCAGTTCCGGTATCGCGGCATTGGGAACGGCTTCCACTGTCGCTTCCTCGCCTGCGCGGGGTGATTCGAGCGGAAAAATCGCCACAACGTTTTTCATTCAGGACACTTTAGGTAACCCGCCCGCGATTGGAGCGGGAACGCCCGCTGCTGGCTCCTTCACCACGCTCGCAGCGAGTGGGACGGTAAGTGGTGCAGGCATCACGGCGCTGTTCAACAACACGGCGCTAGGCGGCACGCCAACAGCGACCGTCCCGGCCACGGCGACCAACAATAGCCAGATAGCCACTACGTCGTTCGGCTATAACCTGCTGGCATCTGGCCTGGCTCCGGCCAAGTTCACGACGCTTCAGGCCACGTCGCTCGCCAAAGTGTTTGCTACTAACACCGGCGCGCAGAGCATCCCGAGCGGCACCAATACGGCGGTGACGGGGTGGACTACCGGCTTCGATGTGAACAGCAATTTCACAGCATCGACCGGCACGTTCACTGCACCGGCAACTGGCTATTACGTTGTCACAGCGCAGCTTGCGTGGGGGGTGATGTCCGGTGCTGGCGCGTCGGGGCAACTTGTGGCCACCGTCTATGTGAACGGATCAGCGACCAATCTGCAAGGAAAGGCGCCGATGTCGAACACCACACAGACAACGAACACGGTCCAGGTGAGCGGCATCGTCAGCGCGACTGCCGGTCAGACAATCATCCTGGATGCGTTTCAGAACAGCGGGAGTTCTGTGGCTCTGTCAAGCGGAGGCGGGTCCGTCTGGATGAATATTTACCAGCTTCCGTGAGATCGAAAATCGGCGCAGGACAGGCTTGATGACCTTCTCGTGGAAGGTGAATTCGAGTGCGCCGAATGAAAGGCCAGCACCCAGCGCCGTTCCGATAGTCACCGCAACGAAGATAGATAGTGGCGCACCCGGGAAAATACGCGCCATAAAATACGCGCCAACCTGACAGAACATAGACTGGACCAGATACAGTCCGTAAGACTGATTGCCGGCCCGCTCCAGAAATTTCGGGACGCGCATGCCTTGCACCAGGTGCAGCACCAGCACGAACGAGACGCCCCACAGCGCATAACGCATGTAGTAGGGCAGCGGAACCAGAACCTGGGCAATGATGAACACGATGACTGCCTGAATCGCGAGCGTCAGCGGGTTGGCCGTCTTCAGTATCTCTTTCCCCACGAGACCGTACAGTGCGCCAGCGATAAACTCGAAATTGGCTGGCGATGCGAGGATCCACTTTCCGGCGAACATCGCTTCGTGGTCAGTTGGGAAGGGATGCAGGCCGAGCTGGCAGACCAGCGCTATCACGATTGCCCATATGCTGATCAAAATCGCAATCTGACGCCGGGTGCGGCGCACCACTATGAGCGCGTAAATGACGGTGTAGAACACGACCTCATAAATGAGCGACCAGTAGGGAATTTCGTAGCTGTTGTTGAAAGACGCGGCGGGCAGAAGGCTGGCTGAGTACAGGCCGAAATGCCATTCTCGCCCGATCATGGGCAGTACCAATCCACTGAAAGCGATTGCGACCCAGAATACCGGATAGATGCGCGCGATCCGCTGCGGCATAAACATGGCGCCCTGCGGTAGACAAAGCGTCATCACATAGCCGGAAATCACGAAGAAGATGCCGACGCCAGCCTGACCGAAGCCCATCGGCAAATAGGGCGTGAAGTCGACGCCCTTGGCGAGACAGCCGAAGGCAATTCCGTGCTGGAGCACCACAAGAAAGGCGGCGATGGCGCGTAGTCCCTGGATTCCGCTGTTTTTATTCATCGCCGCCTCAAGCCTCACAAAAGTTCCCGAATATTACCGCAATCCGGGAACCCGGATCGACGGCGCTATTTTTCGATGGCTTGAACGACCGCCGCAAGCACCGCAGCCTCTCGCTGCGCCTTCATCGCAAGAATGGCGTCATCCGGATAAAGTCCGTTGCTCAGATGGCTGCAGTAATTCGGTATGCCCTGCAGGTACGCATACTGAGTGACGAGCGGCACGCCGTACTGCGCCGCGACGTTATCCATCACCGAAACGTAATTCGCCAGATAGGGATGATTGCTGTCGCAGACCGGGTTTGGTTCCTCCAAAACTGGAATCTTGCCGGCTGCGCGAACGGCTTGAACCCATGCTACCAGTGCGTCCGAGTATGGCCCAAGCGACTGCACGAGATCATCGTTGATCGCATGGTTGGTCAAGACGACCGCCGATTTCGATGGTGCGATCCGCTGAGCAAATGGCAGGCCTCCACCGTCCATGCCATTCATCATATTCACGAGACTGCTTGCGGTCCCGCCCGACGCATGATTGGCAATCGCAACCCCATCGCCGAATTGTGCTCGCAGCAATGCCTGCGAGTCTGCCGGCTCAGTCTGCTGCGTGACTTGCGGGAAGCTGAAGCTTGATCCAGTGATGCCCATCATCGAATCGTCTCCGTAAATATCGACCAGCACGGCCTTGGGCGCCGGAGGCGTGACAGCTGGCGGCGCTGACGCCGGCACAGCAGGCACCGAAGCCGCAACTGGCGCACTAGCCTGATCTGGCTGCGAAGCGGCAGGGGCAATAGCAGGAATGGCTTTGACTACCGGCGCGGGATTTTGGGAACCGCCACCACAGGCAGAAAGAGCGCAAGCGGTGAGGGCTGCTATTGCTCCTGCTCGCCAGCGGGCACCGATGGTTCGATGACTGCGCCGTAATGTCGAGCCCGGGCATACAACTGCTCGATGTTCCTGACTGGCCCGAGCATCAGTTCGAGCTGGAGCATACCGAACATGAGCACGTGAAAGCCCATTTCCCGCTTGTCCTCGCCCGAGAGGTACTTGTGAAACTGGCGGCCGGTAGTGATTCCAAAAACGTCGGCCATCTGCGAGTTGGTGTAGCCCAACTCCTCTTTGAGTTGCCGAAGGCCGGCTTGCGGGATGGCCCGAAAGTACATGGGTGGCTGTTCCAGTCGTGCGCGTGCCCGCGCGAAAAGTGACGCTCATGATGAGTTTCCTTTCGGAGTATCGGGCACAGCGGTATGCATAGCCCTGTGACTGAAGAATATCACCCCTAGGGTGATTGTCAAGCACCAAATAAAGATTCGACCAACAGCCGCCTTCTGGGCGGCTTTTTACTTTCGGGGCCCGAATGAGCGAGATCGACGCCATCAACGAGCGTTTGAAAAGAGGTGAAGAAAAATTCTCGGAAGTCTCCACTGCACTTTCCGGGATCACGGAACACCTGAAACGCCAGGACGCGATGTATGCCGATCTGGGCGCAAAGATCGATGCACAAGGCAAGAGTACGGCGGCCATCGTTGATATGTGGGATGGCGGGGTGAATGCCACGCGGTTTTTCTGTCGGCTCGCGCGCGCGTGGGAATGGGTAGTCAAGCAGATTTTTTCGAAGCGGTTCATCGCGCTGGTGCTCGTCTATGCCGCGCTGCATTGGCTGTTTTTCAAAAGCCTGCCCGACTGGACGCACTGGGTGATCTCGCTTTACAAGGTCTACAAGGACATAGCGTGAATCTGACGACAGACATCATCGTTGCTGGCTGCGGTGCATCGCCAGCACGAGCAGCGCAATGGCTTCAACCCCTGCAAGCTGCTTGCGACAAGTTCGCGATCAATACGCCGCTGCGTGCAGCTGCGTTCCTCGCGACGTATGGCGTCGAATCAGCTCGCCTGACTGCGCTGGTTGAAAACATGAATTACAGCGCTGCCGGCCTGCTGTCGACATTCCCGGATGAGTTCGACGAAGCCGAGGCCCAGCAATACGCCAACAAGCCACCGATGATCGCCAATCGCGCCTATGCAAATCGCAACGGTAACGGCGCCGAGGCGAGCGGTGATGGGTGGATGTTCCGTGGCCGCGGTATGGGTATCACGGGGCGCCGGAATTACCTGCTTTGCGGAATCGGTATCGACCTTGACCTGATCACGCATCCGGAGCTGCTCGAGCAACCTGCGAATGCAGCAATGGCATCAGCCTGGTACTGGTTCAACCGTAATCTGAATGCGCTCGCCGACGCCGGGGATTTCCTCGGACTCAGCAAGGCAATAAATCTTGGCAGCGCAACTGCGGCCGGTACGCCGGGCAGCTATTCGCAGCGGCTCGCGCTATATGGCGCAGCAAAGAAGGCGCTCGGCATCTAGCCGCGCACGTCACTGACCACACAGCCACCTTCGGGTGGCTTTCTTCGTTTACAGCCCATGCCAATCATCAAACATCTCATCGATGCTGCGAAAGGCAAGCATCCGATCACCGCTGCGCGCTCGGGTCACTGGCCCACGGTGCGCAAACAGCACCTCGCATTGCATCCAGTTTGCGAGGTGTGCGGTGGTTCAGAAAAGCTGGAAGTGCATCACCGCAGGCCGTTTCATCTTCACCCCGATCTCGAACTTAACCCGACCAATCTGGTGACGCTCTGCGAATCGAAAAAGAGCGGCGTCAACTGCCACCTCTGGTTTGGCCATCTCGGCAATTTCCGCAGTTTCAACGTCGATGTCTTGCTCGATGCCGCGCTATGGCTGGGCAAGCTCAAAAACCGTCCTTTGACTGACACGGAGTAAGCATGAAAGCCTTCCTTATCGCATACCAGAAACAGATCGAAATCGCATTCCTGCTGGCGCTGCTCGTCGGCATGGACTTCGCGAAGATCACCGACGTCGAGCTGAAGTACACACTCATGACGCTGCTCGGCGCGTTGACCGGGTTCCGCGGTGCAGCCGCAGGCTTCAGCGGTCTCGCGTCGCTGATGGGTGGCTCTCAACCTACGCCGGCTACCCCGGTAACCACCGTTACCGTGTCGAATCAGGGCACCGCTCCCACCGCGCCGAGCATTCCTCCGGGCGCGTCGCAATGATTCGCGCTCTTCTGTGCCTCGCGCTGTTAGCGCTGGCCGGGTGCGCAGGGGAGGCTACCTACGATGTCCGTCCGTTTTACGACGCTGCGTCCAAGCAGGTTATCTGCTGCGCCGCGACTATCGCGAACGGAAAAGACATCTCGAGCGTAACCGTTCACGTCCAGAAGACTGCTGATGGCTACCTCCTCGACTTTGCCGAAACCGGCGTAGGCGCGACTGCGCCGATCGCTGCCAACACTGCTGCTGTCACTGCCGTAGCTGGCGCCGTATCAAACGTCGCCGTCACGGCCGCGAAATTTTCTCTTAAACCCTGAAGGTAAATCATGAAAAAGCTCTTTGCCGCTTTGGCGGTAGGTATCGTCGCGTCCATGCTCGCCGCATGTGGCACCAACCCCGTGGCCGTTCCGAAAATCACGATCACGCCGGCGCAATTCTTCACCGCGGCATGCGAACCGGTTCAGCAAGCACTCGCGCTGGCGCCGCTGTTCTCCGACACGCTGACGCCGGCTGTCGAGAAACAGGTCTCGGATGCAACGCCGATGGTGAAGGCCGCATGCGCGGCCGGCGCGACGATCTCGATCGCGAACGTGAGGCAGTTCGGCGATACCGTGCTGCCCGCAGCGGCCGCAGTTGTCAGTGCTGCGCCGGCCACGATGATCTCCTCGCCTGACAAACTGAAGATCGGCGGCGCAATCGCGCTGGCTGAACTATCGGTCGACACGGTCGCGACCATCGTGACGAATGCTCAAGCGGCATCAGCACCTGTCGCAGCGAGCCAGTAACATGGACTTCGCCAAGGTTCTCGCCGCGGCGAAGTGCTCGCAAGCGGCCTATATCATCGACCCGGCGCAGGCGAAAGCCGCCTTTGAGGCGATGGGCCACACGTTCATCAGCCAGTACAAGGACAACGATAGCCAGGCTGTGCTATCGCGCGACTCGACGGGCGCGACGTGTCTCAGCATTTCGGGGACGCGTTTCTCGGCTGGCAAGATCGGCGATCTGTTCGATGACGTACAGCTTGAGCCGGTAGACGTCGGCAATGGTGCAAAGGTCACGCGCGGCGCGTACGAGAGCGCGAAAGAGATATGGGATTGGGCGCTGAAGCTGGCGCCGGCCGGCGCGGTCTTCAATGTCTGCGGCCACAGCCTCGGGGGTTGGAGAACGGCATACACGCCGCTATTCATTCCTGCTGCGCAGATTGGCACGCTTCACGCCTTCGAGCCCCCCAAAGGCGCGAATCTGGCCTACTACCAGAAGTACGAGCGCGAGCTGGCGGGGCTGGTGATCGTCGGCAACGGGCTCGACATCTGGTTTGGCTACCCGAGGTTGGGCGACTGGATACACCGGCCCGGCCTGATGGCCCATCTGCAACAGACGGGCTTTCAGTTGATCGATACAAGCAAATGGCCTGGCGGCCTTTCGCTGGGCGATCACTCGATCTATCTGGTTGTGAGTCGGCTTCAGGCTATTGTTGGGTCTGGCGTGCCGGCTTAGAGCCGGCGATCATGTGGCAGACCTTCCAGAATGCTTCGGCGCTTTTTGTGTAGACCGCTGGTTCCGGGTGACTTACGGACGCCCAGCGGATCAGCACATCCACCTCGTCCATCAGCAACAGCGCTTCGCGCGCCTCTTCTTGGGTCATTCCTATCTCCCATTGCGCCTATGGCGGCAGATCAATCAGCCATCGCTGCGGCAGCGCGGACGATGGCGCGGCGAGTAGCGGAGAAGCGGTCGCCCTCGATGGGCTGGAAGGTGGTCGATTTTACCGCCCCACCAACTTGAATTTCATCGAGTCGACAGCTCGTCATGACATCTAGATGAAGTTTCACGGCTAATCGCAGCGCATCTCCGTCGTCGGCAAGCGCGTTCCATTGACGCCCATCACACATGAACCATCCCGGGTAGATCGATTCCTCAAGCGTCAGGGCAGCTGCTTTCGTCGCACGCTCCATCAATTCCACATCTTCCATCCCGCCTCCCGCGCCTACTGGCGCACATCAATCTAGCCCAGCGTTTAGTCTAGCTGGCGCGTCACCAATTAAGGTGTGGGTTTTTCTGCCTTAAACCCGCCAACCACTGTTCACATATACAGCATCACATCGCCCTGAAACCCCCATAACACCGTGGGCTCCAAGCCCAAAGCCTGTGTTTACTCACAGTGACTAAGGACTTAAAATCCGCCGCCTCACGGCTTGCCGGTTCGAGTCCGGTCCCCGGCACCACCCGACCAGCAAGCGATTCACCGTTTTGTCTATTTCCGGCAAATCTTCATGGTGTGGGTTTTTCTGCCTTAAACCGGATTTCCCCGCTTCTGCCCGATCTTTCCGACGGCTGCCGCGAGCCGGTCTGTGACCAGGTGCGAATACCTCTTTGTCGACACGACCGACTTGTGCCCGAGCACGCCCCCAACCGTGAACAGGTCGATTCCGGCATTGATCATTTCCGACGCGGCGCCGTGGCGCAAGTCGTGAAACTTCGTGCCCGGATGTCCGGCCGCAATTCTCGCCTTCTTCCATGCCTCCTCGAACTGCTTGACCGTCAGGGTGAATCGCACGCGGCGAGCCAGCACGGCGACGCGCGGGTGAATCGGGATGATGCGCGGCCGCCCATTCTTCGTGTCGTCTAGCGAGTATCCCTGGCGCGTCACCTTCGCCCGCAGGATCTCGCCGCGGCGCATGCCCGAGTAGAACGCGATTCGGATCGCTGCGCGGGCCTCGCGATGCTTGCATGCCCGCGCGATCTCAAGCATCTCTTTCCGCTGCGGATAGTGGTGCCGCTCATTGTTGACCGCCGGAATGACCATTCGTGCGGTCTGGTCAATCTCCAGCCGGCCGATCTTGTGTGCGTATTTGATTGCCGCCCGGATGTATGCGAGCACGTTGCGGATCGCCGCGTCGGAAAGCGGCCTCTTGGGCCTGCCGAGATGGTCGACACTCGCCCGCATGTAGCCGACGAAGCGGATCGACCAGGCATGCAAATCGTTCGCGTCCTGCTCGGCGAACTCCGGCGCCCACTTCTCCAGAATCAATGCTCGCTTCCGTCCATCTTTCCAGCCTGCGCCCTTGTCCGTCACGTGCACCAGAACGCAATCGCCGATCGTAACGACTGCCTTCGTGACGCCCGTATGCAGGGCATACGTCTCCGCATCCC